TCGAGTTCATCCAGAAATACCGGAAGGAACTGCAATCTCGTGCCAAGGCCGAAGCCGACGCGAAGGACTATTACTTCCCATCGCTGACGCTCGGCTGGATCGTCGGCCACGTCGTGCTGGCGCTGATGCCGATCGCGAACATGTTCGCGGCGGTGTTCGACGTCGCACCCAAGGTCTTCGGTGACCTGTTCGAGTGGATCGGCAAGGCGCTGGACATCCCGCTGGTTCCGAAGCGCAAGAAGTAACTGCCATGACCGCGCTTCGATTGACCTTCGGCGTCGACCCAGGCTTGTCCGGTGCAATCGTCACCCTGCTGGACGGCGAGCCCGGGCCGATCCTCGACATGCCGACCTTCGACAACGGGACGGCGAACGAGGTCGACGCTGCCGCTATCGCGCGGTTCGTGCGAGGCGTCCGCGCAGAGCATGCCGGCGCCCATGTCTCCGCCTGCATCGAGCGGGTGCGAGCGATGCCGAGCACGGGGAAGGGTGAGCAGCGCCGAACCATGGGCGCTCAATCCAGCTTCAACTTCGGCGACGGCTTCGGCCAGGTGAAGTCAGCGTTTCGGGTGCTGGGCATCCAGCCGGTGCTGGTCGAGTCCCGCAGCTGGAAGACGCACATGGGCCTGATCGGCACCGACAAGGACGCAGCCCGCCTGCTGGCGATCAAGCGCTTTCCCAGCGCTGAGCCGCTGCTGCGCCGGAAGAAGGATGGCGGCAGGGCGGATGCGTTGCTCCTGGCGCTCTGGCACGAAAACACGCAACTGCACGGGAGCGTCGCAGCATGAAGCCTGCCGATCTCCAAGCGCTGTTCCCCACTGAGGCGGCGCTGTGCGCACTCTTCATCCGAGAGTTCAACGAGCAGCCGGGCTGGACCTGCTACCCGGAGACAGGCGGCTTCGACGTGTTGGTGGCCCACGAGTCGGGACGGCAGATCGGCGTTGAAGCGAAACAGCGTCTTAACGCGAAGGTGGCGGAGCAGGCTCTACCCAGCCATGGCGAGGAACTGCATAGCAGGTCTGGCCCAGATCACCGTCTGGTCATCGTGACCAGCATCACCGAGGCGAACGCGGGCATCGCGCGGATGCTGGAAATGTTCGGAATCCCAGTCTGGGCGCCCCGCATCCAGCAGGGCTGGAATGATCGCCACGAAACTACACACGAGGCCACCTTCGACCTAGAGCGGCGCTTGCGCGACGACGCCGAATGTACGGAGCCGCCGAGGTTCCAGTACCACTGGCATAGCGCGCTGTTCGACTGGAATCCCGTAGAGCGCGTAACACTCCCCGATCTTCCGCCTTGTGTCGCCGCGGGCGTGCCTTGCCCGATCCAGCTCACACCATGGAAGCAGGCTGCGCTGCGCGTGCTGGCTCGGCTGCGCGTGCAGGGGAGCATCACTGCGAAGGAAATCACCGCCGAGGGTTGCAGCCCGTCGAATTGGACGCAGCGCTGGCTCAAGCAAGGCGCGCATCGCGGGCAGTGGGTCGAGACTGGCGCGATGCCGAAATTCGATGAGCAGCATCCAGAGCACTACGCCGCTGCGGTGGCACAGATGCAGGCGAACCAGCTGGAGAAAGCCGCATGAGCGCCCGCAAGCCAGAACGCGCCATGCGCGAGACCTGCCGCAGCCTGACCATGGAAGAGCTCGAAGCCGAGGACAAGTCGCTGAGCAAGGCGATCAACGTCAAGTCGTCGAAGCGCCGCGCGGTGCGTCGCGAACTTCGCCGCCGCCGCAGCGAGCAGTGGGCGTCATGAGCACGATCACCGTCAGAATTTCCTGCGATATCGACCCCTTCCGCTACAGCCTTTGGTGCATCGTCGCGCAGTGCAGGGAATTGGCTGGGACGCCTACGTGCTTTCACGAGGTCATGGTTAATGCTGGCTTGTGGCGGCGGAAACCATGAGCAAGCGAGGCGGCAAGCGCGTCGTTCTGAAAACCCGCGTGGCAGCGGCGACGGCCGACACCCTGCGCGCCATCGCCGAGCATCGCGGCGAGACCGTGGCGAAGCTGATCGAGTTCGCGGTGCAGGCGCTGATCGAGGTGGCGAAGAAGCCGGTCGAGGGGGAGGCGAAGGCATGAAGTGCGCGACCCTAGATGGCTTTATCTCGATAGAGCGGCTGCGCGAAGTCCTCGAATACGACGCGCTGACTGGCGAATTCAAATGGCTGGTTAACAAGGGGATGCGGGTCTGCATCGGAAAGCCGGTCGGCGGACTCGATATCAATGGATATCTCCGCATCAAAGTCGATGGGAAAAAGCTCGCGGCTCATCGTCTCGCTTGGGCCTATGTGTTCAACGAATGGCCAGAGCATGAGATTGACCACAAAGACGGCGTTAGAACGAACAACAGGATCGGCAATCTTCGACAGGCCACTGACGCTCAGAACTGCGCGAACCGGAGGACGTATCGCACCAACCGTTCCGGTCATAGGGGTGTCCGCTGGCGCGCTGATGCCGGGAAATGGGAAGCGCGGCTGGGGGTCAATGGCAAGAAAATATGCCTCGGCCATCACGTGCGAATCGAGGATGCGATTGCTGCCAGGGCCAAAGCGGAGTTGGAACACTTCGGCGAGTTCGCGCCGCGAGATAGCCTCGGATGAGCGCAGCGGACTCTTACAGAAACCCGGAACGTTTCACCGAGCGCCGTGGCGCGAAACGCTACCGCGCAGCGATCAATCGGCTGGGTCTCTGCTGCGCCTGCATCCATCGAGACCGCGAAAACACGGCATGGGGCAAGTCGATCTGTCAGTACGGCCAGACCCGGATCTATCCGCAGTGCCAAACCGATGGGCGCGCCAGCAAGTTCGAACCCGATGGCGAAGAGGTTCATCGGATCATGGAGGGGATGCAACATGCAGCCTGATACGTTCGGCGTCTACGTTGGCCGCAGGCTCGACGAGTGGGGCACGGAATTCTGTCTGGCCCGAGACATGGACTACCTCGGCCACCAATCGAAGAACATCCTGCAGGTGCTGATCGAGCACAGGGGCGAGATGCCGGAGCGCCAGCAGGGGTACAAGCCGCTGCAGGTGTCGCTGTCGGCCCTGCAGATCGAGCAGATCATCACGGGCCTGGCGCGGGAGCAGGTGGCGACCGCATGCGCCTTGCGCGGGTACTACTGCGGAAGCGGGCGCCGGAAGGTCGAGCGCTGGGAGACCGCGAACCTGCTGGCGACTACGGCCGGCGCGCGCATGATGTCGCAGCGGCACTACCTGACCCTGATCACCATCGGCGAGATGTACGTCCGGGGCGTGCTCCAAGGGATCGCGCAGGCTGCTTGACAGGTGCGCACCTCCAGCGTAGAAATTGCGGCACGCTTCCAAAAGTCCCCCTGAAACCCTGCCTTGCGGCGGGGTTTCTCGTATCTGTAGTCGGGTAGCTCAACTGGTAGAGCAGTGCGTTGTAAGCACTAGGTCGCTGGTTCGAATCCAGCCCCGACTTCCCATCCCCGCACCAGGCGGAGCCTTCGTGGTTCCTCGTCAACGCCTGAACGTGGCGGTGATCGGCGCTGTCTTTGACCTGTCGGTTGGGGCAGCGCTGCTTTATTCGGAGTAATGCCGTGCTGCTCACTGCCAAACAGATCGAGCAGTCTGCGGGCTGCTCGGCGTCTACTGCCGTGCGTTGGTACACCCCGCTTCGTGCGGCGTGCATGCGCTACGACATCGACACGCCGGCGCGCTTGGCGGCCTTCATGGCGCAGGTTGGCCACGAGTCGGGCAGCCTGAATCGGACGGTCGAGAACCTGAACTACGGCGCTGCTGGGCTGCTGGGGACTTGGCCGAGTCGCTTCACCCGGGAAAGCGCGGCATCACTGGCGCGGAAGCCGGAAGCGATCGCGAACAAGGTCTACGGCGGCAGGCTCGGCAACGGCGACGAGGCAAGCGGCGACGGCTGGCGCTACCGTGGTCGCGGCCTGATCCAGATCACCGGGAAGGCGAACTACAGCGGGATCCGCGACACGCTCCGGCAGCGGACGCCGGACGCGCCGGACTTCGTGGGCCAGCCTGAACTGCTGGAAACCCCGCAGTGGGCGGCGATGTCAGCCGCGGCGTACTGGGACGATCACGACCTGAACAAGCTCGCCGACGTCCAGGACTTCCGCAAGATCACCACGCGGATCAATGGCGGCCAGATCGGCGCTGCTGATCGCAATGCGCGCTATGCGAAAGCGAGGCGCGTTTTCGGGGTTACCCCGTGAGCGAGTTGACGCCCTGGCTGGTTGCCGGCGGATCCGGTGCACTGCTGATCACCCGGGAGATATGGGCAGCGATCGTGTCGCGCCGCAAGAACCGCACCGAAACCGACGCCAATGTTGACCTGCTGAACGGGCTGGTCAGTCGGGTGAAGTGGTTGGAGGAGTCGCACTTCAAGCTGTCGAATCAGCTGAACGAGGAAATCCGGCTCCGGCACGCTGCGGAGGAAGTGGCGCACAAGCTCCGGCTGCGCGTCGCCACGCTGGAGTCCGTCATGCGGTCCATTGGCGCGGTGATCCCGCCCGAGCAGGACTGAGGGCAGGACATGATCCAGAACCGCGAATCCATGAACATCGCCGGCGCATTCGTCGCGATCGGTCTGGTCTGCATCCTCGGCTTCATCACCTGGGCGCTCGTGTTCCAGGCGATCCCGGACGGGAATGAGAACAGCCTGACCCTGCTGATCGGCGTGCTGTCGGCGAATGTCGGACTGGTAGTCGGTTTCTTCTTCGGCTCCAGCGTGACGAACAAGAAGCAAACCGATGCGATCGAAGCGATGGCCAAGACCGCCCAGACCGCTGGGTCGGCGCTATCCGATCCGGGCGCCATCGTGCTGAAGGAAGGCCAGTCGGCGACGGCAACCGCCACGCCGGCCGGAACCGTGATCGAACCACAAACCAACGGAGATCCATGATGAAAGGCAAGTTCAAATCGCTACTCGCTGCCGTGCTGCTGGTCGGCATGGTCCTGGCATCCACTGCATTCACCGGCTGCGCCGGCCTGCAGACCCAGGAGCAGAAGATCGCTGTGGCCTGCGAAGGCGCAGCCTCTGCGGCCGACAGCATCGCAGTCGCCACCGAAAGCGGCCGCGTCACCCAGGAGCAGGCACAGAAGGCCTTGGCGGTCTACCGGACCACGGTGCCGTTCTGCCAGCCCGTCCCGCTGAGCAAGATCAGCGATGTCGATTACGCGGCGCTGATCGCGGCGTCGGCCAGCCTGTCCGCGATTGCTGGAGGTGCGCAATGAGCCTCAAGCCCGGAGACATCACTGCGCTGATCGCGCTGATCGAAATCGCGACCAAGGCCGCAGCCTCGATCAAGAAGATCAGGGCCGAGAACCCCGAGGCCTATGCCGAGGTCGGCAAGCATCACGCCGATGCGCTGGCCAGGCTGGAAGCGGCGGCCGAAGGCTGATCCGTGAAGCGCGACCTCTACATCGTCGGCCCTCGCAAGAAGGCCGACGCTAAGAGGATGCCTTGGGTACTGACCTTTAACCGCACCTACGTCGTCGACTTCCCGACACAGGCAGGTGCGGTCAGCTACTCGGCCAGCGTCGCACGCTATCGCCTCAATGAGACTGGTCGCGTGTCCGAGCTCCAGATCAAGGGCAAGGACGGCCAGATCAAGGACTGCCGCACGTATGGCAGGGATCCGAAGGGAACGAAGGGATGAGCAAGGGCGGAGATAGCGAGGCGGCCTTCGGCTACAGCATCCACGTCGCTGAAGCGGTGCAGGGCCCCAAGGGCTTCAGCTACGAAGGGGTGCAGTACGTCGACCTGCACGGCCCCGATGGCGTCGAGCGCATCTGGGAACGAGGCGCCGATGCAGGGGCACAGGGAACTGCATGAGCAAGCTCAACAGCATGAAGCGCCACCCGCTGGCGTACGGCATCTGCCTGGCGCTGTTCTGGAACAACCAGCAGCCGTGACCTGCACGAGGTGCCAGCGCATTCGCTCGGCCGTGAAGGTCCGGGTGCTGGACCCGGTGACAGGGCTGGTGGTGTGGGTGGTCAAGCAGGCGAAGCGCTGATGCGCCAGACGGCCAGCATCCGGATCAACATCGCCTGGTGGGCGAGGCTCTACCTCGTTAGCGTGGCCACCTTCGCAGCCCTGACTGGCATGGAGCCGGACATGGCCAAGGTGGCAGCGGTGGTGAAGCGCGGCATGCGTGTGCAGGTGTCCTGATGGGCAGGCTGCACACCAGCGCACCACGGCTCAGGAAGGTGGGCACCACACTGAAGGCAGCGAGCACCCCCGATGCGAACTATGGGAAGGGAAGAGGCGGCAGGCCATGGCGTCGCAAGCGCCTCGACGTGTTCGCCAGAGACCTCTACACCTGCAAGCACTGCGGCAGGACCTTCCCGCCAGAGCGCTTGGCCTGCGACCACATCACGCCGCAGTCCCAAGGCGGCACAGACGAGCCCGACAACCTGCAGACGCTGTGCGATGGCCCTGGAAGCTGCCATGAGGCCAAGACCAAGACCGAGATGGGCGCGCAACGCGAAGGGTCGACTATCAACAGGTTATCCACAGGCGCGTGAAGGCGAAACTGAACGGCTGTGGATAAGTCGGGGGGGGAGGGGTCCGAACTCAGGTCGCCTCGCGCCGGACACCGACCCCGCTCCCACGTAGAGGTTTTTTCTAGCCCCGGAATTTCGGCTCGAACCCCATTTATGCGCAAAAACACGAAATCGGGCCGACCGGCTTTCAAGCCGACCGCGGTCCAGCGCCGCAAGGTGACGAATGCGGCTGCCGGTGGCATGGCGCACGAGGAGATCGCCGTAGCGCTGGGGATCGCCCGCAACACCCTGGCGAAGTACTTCGAGCGGGAGCTTTCGACCGGGGCCCTGAACCGCCGCATGGAGGTTCTGGACGCGATGGCGCGCACGGCGCTGAAGGGCAATGTGTCGGCGCAGAAGGCCTATCTGGCGATGACGCCGACGCTCGCAGCGCCGCCGGTTGAACCGAGCAAGCCGCTCGGCAAAAAGGAACAGGCCCAGGCCGATGCGCAGACCGCGCAGCAGGGGACTGGTTGGGATGAACTGTTGCCGGTAGGCGTGACACCGATTCGCAAGGCCAGCTGATGGCATGGGACTTGTCCCGCCCGGACTGGTGGGAACGCCTCCAGACCGGGCGGTCACTGCTGCCCGACATGAGCCTCACCCCGGATGGAGACCGGGCGGTTCGCATCTTCAACAAGCTCCGACTGGCAGACGTCCCCGGCACGCCCACGCTGGAAGAGGCCGGCGGAGATTGGTTCCGCGACATCGTCCGCGCGATGTTCGGTTGCGTTGATCCGCTGACCGGGGACCGCAACATCCGCGAGCTATTCGCCCTCGTGGCGAAGAAGAATTCGAAGACCACGAATGGCGCGCTGATGATGGTCACCGCGCTACTGATGAACAAGCGGCCGCGGGCATCGTTCGTCATGACGGCACCGGTGCAGGACGTGGCGCAGTTAGCGTTCGACGCTGCTGCTGGCGCGATCGACCTCGATCCGGTGCTGGCGAAGAAGTTCCACGTCCGAAACCACCTGAAGACGATCCTGCACCGGGAGACGAACGCGTCGCTCGAAATCATGACGTTCGATCCAGCGGTTCTGACCGGCCAGAAGGTGTCCGGCGGTGCGCTGATCGACGAGCTCCATGTCTGCGCGAAGATGCCCAAGGCGCCCAAGGCGCTGCGGCAGCTGCGTGGCGGCATGGTCCCGTTCCCGGAGGCGTTCCTGGCCTTCATCACGACGCAGAGCGACGACCCGCCGGTCGGGGTCTTCGCCGACGAGTTGCAGAAGGCGCGCGACATCCGCGACGGCAAGCGCGAAGGCGCGATGCTGCCGGTGCTGTACGAGTTCCCCGAGGAGGTCCAAACCTCGAAGGATCGGCAATGGGAGCGTTCGGACCTGTGGCCGCTGGTAACACCGAACATCGGCAAGTCGGTCACGCTGAAGCGGCTGATAGAGGACCACCGCGAGGCGAAGGACACCTCCGAGAGCGAGATGAGGATATGGGCATCCCAGCACCTCAACGTGCAGATCGGGATGGCGCTGTCGGCAACGGCCTGGGCCGGCGCCGAGTTCTGGGAGCGGTGCGCCGAGCCGGCGCTCACCCTGGACTCGCTGCTGGAGCGGTCCGAGGTCTGCACCATCGGTATCGACGGCGGCGGTCTGGACGACCTGCTGGGGCTGGTGGTGCTGGGGCGGGAAGCCGGGACACGGCGCTGGCTCTGGTGGGCGCATGCGTGGGCGCACGAGATCGTCTTGGAGCGCCGCAAGGAACTGGAGCCGAAGCTGCGCGACCTCGAGGCCGCCGGCGACCTGACTATCGTCAAGGTGCCGGGGGACGACGTCGCGGAGGTGACCGCCATCGTGGCGCGGGTCGGCAAGGCCGAACTGCTGCCGGATGAGGACGCCATCGGGGTGGACGCGGTCGGCATCGGCGAGATCGTCGATTCGCTGACGGCGCCGGAGGTTGGATTCAACCTGCAGCAGATCGTCGCGGTGTCGCAGGGCTGGAAGCTAAGCGGCGCGATCAAGACCACGGAGCGGAATCTGGCGGGCAAGAGCATCGTTCACGGCGGGCAGCCGCTGATGTCCTGGTGCTGCGGCAATGCGAAGGTGTCGCCCGCGGGCAACGCCATCACGATCACGAAACAGGTCGCCGGTACCGCGAAGATCGACCCGCTGATGGCGGGGTTCAACGCGGTGTCGCTGATGTCGCTGAATCCGGCCAGCCGACGCGACACGCTCCAAATCCACATCTTCTGACCAACCCTCAGAGCCACATCCGAAGCCCCGCCACGTGCGGGGCTTTTTGCTGGAGCAAGACATGGAAAAGATGCAGCGCGCCTACTCGGTGTTCGAGGTCAAGTCGATGGACGGCGACCGCCGGACCTTCAAGGGCTGGGCGACGACGCCAGCGGTGGACCGCATGGGCGACGAAATCGACCCGATGGGCGCCAAGTTCAAGAACCCGCTGGCGCTGCTTCACCAGCACCGCCACGACTCGCCGATTGGCACCGTTCGCTTCAGCAAGCCGACCGCGAAGGGCATCGAGTTCGAGGCCGAGATCGCGGTGATCGATGAGCCAGGTCCGCTGAAGGATCGTGTCGATACCGCATGGGGCGAGATCAAGCATGGCCTGGTGCGCGGCGTGAGTATCGGCTTCCGACCGCTGAAATACGCATTCAAGGAAGACGGCGGCATCGAGTTCAAGGAGATCGAGATCATCGAACTCTCCAGCGTCACCATCCCCGCGCTTCCGGAAGCCGTCATCACGCAGGTGCGTTCGATGTCCGGCGGCCCGATCCCGCGCGATGTGATCCAGACCATCAAGAGCATCGACACCGACCTCCGCGCCGCGCCCGGCACTTCGGAAGTTGGCGTCAGCAATCGTCCCGGCGTCGCGGGGCACAAGCCGAAGGTCGTCCGGCCATCGGTCTCACTGAAATCAAACGACAAGGACACTGCAATGAACGTGCAGGACCAGATCAACAAGTTCCAGGCGCTCCGCGACAAGAAGGCCGCCGACATGGCGGCGATCATGGAGAAGTCCGCCGAGACCGGCGAGACCCTGAGCGCGGAGCAGGAAGAGCAGTACGACACCCTCGGCGCCGAACTCGAGGCGATCGACAAGCACCTGGACCGCCTGAAGACCCACGAGAAGTCGCTGGTCGCCGGCGCCCGCACGGTCGAAGGCGGAAACGCCGAGCGAGGTACGCAGGCGCGCGGTGCTGGCGTCGGTGCTGGCAGCGGCCCGACGATCATCGTCAAGCGCGACCAGGACGAGAAGTTCAAGGGCCAGAACTACACCCGTCTCGTCATCGCGAAGGCGCTGGCGCGTCTCGAGGACACCAGCCCGATCGCTATCGCGCAGCGTCGCTGGGGCCAGACCAATCCGACCCTGGTCGCATTGGTGAAGGCAGCCGTCGAGGGCGGCAGTTCCGTCACCGGCGAGTGGGGCGCGGAGCTCGTGCAGGCCAACACTCAGTACACCGGGGACTTCATCGAGTTCCTGTATTCGAAGACGGTGTTCGATCGCCTGCCGCTGCGCCAGATCCCGGCCAACGTCGCCATCAAGGGCCAGGACGGCGCCGCCACTGCTTACTGGGTCGGCCAGTCGAAGGCGATCCCGGCCACGAAGGCAGATTTCAGCACCGTCAACCTGACCCCGCTGAAGGTCGCCGCGCTGGCGGTGGTCTCCAACGAGCTGCTGCGTGATTCCAGCCCTTCCGCCGAGATGCTGGTGCGTGATGCGCTGGTGAACGCCTCGGCACAGCGCGTCGACACGACCTTCCTGTCCGCCACCGCGGCGAGCAACGGCGTGTCGCCGGCCGGCATCCTGAACGGCGTTTCGGCGATCGCGAGCGCCGGCAGCGACATCGAAGGCGTCATCGCGGACGTGAAGGCGCTCTATGCTGCCTTCATCACCGCGAAGAACGCGGAAGGCCTGCAGTTCGTGACCACGCCATCGCTCGCGAAGGCACTGTCCCTGATGCAGAACGCCCTGGGCAACTTCGCCTTCCCGTCGGTCACCGCCGGCGGCGGCAGCCTGCTTGGCGACCCGATGGTGACTGGCGACAACGTTGGTGCCGGCGACCTGATCCTGCTGAAGCCGTCCGACATCTACCGGATCGGCGACTACGGCATCGAGGTCTCGATCTCCCGCGAAGCCACCATCGAGCAGGACAGCGAGCCGACCGGCGCCACCGATGTGCCGACCGGCATGACCGGGACGAACATGACCTCGATGTTCCAAGAGGAATCGACCGCCATCAAGGTGGTGCGTCCGATCAACTTCGCCAAGCGCCGCGCGTCTGCGGTGGCCTACGTCGGCGATGCCGACTACGGCAACTTGACCTCGTCCTGATCGCTGCTGGTCTGTAGAACGCGAGGCCGCCCTGCGGGGCGGCTTCGTTTTAGGGAGTCGGAACATGGCGAAAGAAGAACTGAAGGCGAAGAAGGCCTTCAACTACGGTGGCCGTCGGCTGAAGGTCGGCGACCAATTCCAGGCGCCGCCATCGCACGCGAAGGTGCTGCGCCTCGCTGGCAACGCCGAGGCCTACGTCGCACCGGTGATGCAGGCAGAAACCCCGCGCACTACTGCGCGCAAGAATCCAGCGGGGGCGGCGAATCCGCCGGCCGCGCCGCGCGCGCGAGTCTATCGCCGCCGCGACATGACGCCTGGCGCTGGTGCGCCGGCAGAGGACTGAGATGAAGATTCGCGCCCTTCTGCTTTCGCCGGAATTGTGGCTGGCGCTGGTGTTTCTCGCTGGCGCATCGCTGGTGACTTCTGGCGTTGCAATGCAGTGGGGCGCGAGTTGGGCGTTGATCGTGATGGGGGCCTTCCTTTTGTGGGTCGCGGCGTTCATCCGGAAGGGCCTGAGCTGATATGGGCGGCATGACCATTTTCGGCGTTGTCCAGAAAGCCATCGGCGGCCGCGGCTCGCTGAGCCCGGTGGACGATAGTCGCGGCTGGCACGTCATCCAAGAGTTCTTCCCTGGAGCGTTCCAAGCGGACGAGAAGGTCAGCGTCGAATCGCAACTGTCCTTCTTCGCGGTCTACGCCTGCGTGACGCTGATCAGCAGTGACATGGGCAAGCTGCGGCAGATGCTGGTGGAAAAGACCACCGACGGCATCTGGCAGGAAGTGTCGAGCCCGGCATTCTCGCCGGTGCTCCGGAATCCGAACCGGTACCAGAACCATATCCAGTTCAAGCAGACCTGGGCGATCTCGAAGCTCACCCGCGGCAATACCTATGGGCTGAAGGTGCGGGACGCCCGCGGCGTGGTCACCAGCATCTACATCCTCGATCCCGATCGCGTGACGCCGATGGTGGCCGTGGATGGCTCGATCTTCTACGCGCTCTCCCAGGACAACCTGAGTGGGATCGAGCAGGCGCAGGTCGTCGTGCCGGCGTCGGAGATCATCCACGACCGCATGAATTGTCTGTACCACCCGCTGGTTGGCATCTCGCCGCTGTATGCATGCGCGCTGGCCTCGCAACAGGGTCTGGCGATCCAGCGACAGACGCGGAACATGTTCAAGAACGGCGGTCGCCCGGCCGGCATCCTGACCGCGCCGGCGCAGATCGGCAACGAGAAGGCCGCAGAACTGAAGGCGCGCTGGGACGAAACCTACGGCCCGAACGGCACCGGTGGAACCGCGGTCCTCGGCAACGACCTGAAATACGAAGCGCTGGTCATGAAGTCGGTCGACGCGCAGCTTGTCGAGCAGCTGAAGCTGACCGCCGAGCAGGTCTGCACCGCGTTCCGCGTTCCCCCCTTCAAGATCGCAGTCGGCCAGATGCCGACGTTCCAGAACGGCGAAGTGTTGAACCAGATCTATTACGACAACTGCCTGCAGTCGATGATCGAAGAGTACGAGGTCTGCATGGACGAGGGCCTCGGCATCGGCGAAGGTCTGAAGGTCCAAGGCCGCGAACTCGGTATCGAGCTCGACCTCGACGGGCTGATGCGCATGGATAGCGAGCGCAAGATCAAGGCGCTGTCCGAAGGCGTGAAGGGCTCACTGATTAAGATCAACGAGGGCCGCAAGAAGCTGGACCTTCCGAAGGTCGAAGGCGGCGACGACATCTACATGCAGGTGCAGTACGTCCCGCTCGGGACGCCGCCTGCGCCTGCAGCTGAGCCACCTGCGCTGCCTGATCCGCCGATCGACGATCCCGATGAAACCGACAAGGCGTTGGCGCTGCTGTGGAAGCGTTCGCCGGAGACCCTGACCCATGCTTGACGTGACGAAGTTCGTCGGCGAGTTGCACGACTACATCGGGCGCGCGCTGGCACCCATTGCCGACAGGCTCAAGCGCTTGGAGGATCGTGCGCCGGAACGCGGCGAGAAGGGCGAGCAAGGGCAGACGGGTCGCGATGGCATCGATGGCGCTACCGGTGTTGCTGGTGAGCCCGGGCAACCCGGCGAACGCGGTGAGAAGGGCGAGCCGGGGGAGCGTGGCGAAGCGGGCAAGGATGCTGAGCCCGTCGATGTGGCTGCTGTGGCTGATGCGGTAATCGCGAAGCTGCTGGCATCGGACCGGCTGAAAACCTTGGCCGAAGTGTCGGCGGCATCGGCGGTGGCCGAGCACTTCGAGGCCAATCCGATCCAGCATGGCCGGGACGGCAAGGATGGCGAGCGAGGGATGCAGGGCGAGCGCGGCGTCCAGGGTGATGCTGGCCAGCGCGGGACGGATGGTGCGGACGGTGTTGGCATGGCTGGCGCGATCATCGATCGAACCGGCGCCCTGGTGATCACCACCACGAAGGGCGATGCGATTCCGCTGGGCTGCGTGGTCGGCAAGGACGGTGAGGCCGGCAAAGACGGCCGCGATGGGTTCAGCCTAGACGACCTCGCAATCGAAGACGACGGCGATGGCACGATCACGCTGCGCTTCATCCGCGGCGACCTATTGCGCGAGAAGCAGATTCGTTATCCCCGTGGCGATCGCGGCGTGTTCAAGGATGGCGAGACCTACCGCAAGGGCGATGGCGCCACGTTCGGCGGCAGCTGGTGGGTCGCGCAGGTCGACAGCCCAGAGGGTTCGCCCGGGGTCTCGAAGGACTGGCGCCTGGCGGTGAAGAAGGGCCGCGACGGCAAGGATGGCCGCAACGGCATCGACAAGACCGCGCCGGCGAAGCTGGAAGCCTCGAAGTGAGCCGCAACCTGCTGACGCTGGAACAAGCGAAGCGCCACCTGAACATCGACGTCTATGCCGACGCCGAATCCTCGTCGTCGGACACCGATCCCGAGGCCGGCATCCACGACGCCGAGATCCTCGAGAAGATCGAGGAGGCGTCCGAGGTCATCCTGAAGCACCTGAAGTCGGCCGATTTCCTCGATTCCGACGGATTCGTTCCGGTCGACAGCGAAGACCGGCCGGAGATTCCGGGAAACGTGCGCGCCGCGGCGAAGCTGATGCTCGGCTATCTGTGGGAGCACCGCGACGAGGACGCCGAAGGGGCCTACCAGGACGCGAACCTGCCGCAGGGTGTCCGCGCGCTGCTGGCGGCCGATCGAGTTCCGACGCTCGCATGATCGCCGGGATTTTCATCGGGTTGGCGATCGCCGCGGTCCTGTGGATGTCGTGGCACCTGTCGCCGCTGGGTGATCCCGAAACAGGAGCGGGAAGGCAAGAGTTCCGCGAAGGCTCCATGCGTTCGAACGTGAAGCGATACGGCAGGAACGGGCCGCCACCTTGTCCGAAACCACCCCCGCCACCGAATCCTCCGCGCACTCGCTGACGTGTCTCGCTGGTTCGTCCTTGCACCTGGTCCTTCGATGAGCCGGGAGGTCGCCGATCGCGTCCGTGGTGAGAACGTGGTGGTGGTCGGCAACGCTTTCGAACTGGCGCCATGGGCCGCCGGGCTGGTGGCGAACGACAAGGTCTGGTGGACCGAGCATCCGGCGGCACGCAAGTTCGCCGGTCGGAAGTTCACCACGAAGACGCTCAGCGGCATCGAGCGTCATCGCGGGAAAGGGGTCGGCGGCGATTCGAACTCGGGAATGCTCGGGATCGACGTCGCCGTCGAGGTGTTCAAGGCGTCGCAGGTGCTGCTGCTGGGGTTCGATTTCCAGGGCACGCACTTCTTCGGTCGGTACACGAATGGCTGCAGCAACACGACTGTGGCGAGTCGGGTCAAGCACCACCGCCAGATGAAGGTCTGGCGAATGCTGCACCCGAAAGTGGATGTGGTGAACCTGACGCCAGGGTCGGCGTTGCGCGTGTTTCCGATGGCAGAGCTCGATGCCTACGTTCCTCCGCAACGCCTCGTGGCATGAGGTCGCCGCGCTATTTCCGCGCGAGGCCGATGCGATCCGGAACGCGGATGGCTGGGCGGCGCGGTTCGGAGACGTGCCGCGGGAATACCGCCGGCGCCGGGTCGTGCTGGAGTCGTGGTCGGACGTGGAACTGGCGCACCTGATGCACGCCATGGCCGAGTTCGAACCACGGATGGTGTCGGACTGGGTCGACGGCGTGAACAACGCGCAGTTGCCACCACGGGTCGACGGCTTGCCGGCGGCGCTGGTGCGGTTTGGTGAACGGCTCGGGATGATCGATGGCAAGCACCGGGCGAACCGCTGGAAGCGCGTCGCGGGGCAGTACGCGGTTCTGGTGATCGAATGCTGAGCATCGTGCTGACGTTCTACGGTCAACCGGCAATGCTGGCAGAGCAGGCGCGCATCTGGCGCGACTATCCGGCCGGTGTCGAGGTGATCGTCGTCGATGACGGTTCGGCAGTGCCTGCTGAGCCGCAGGCCGGCTCGTCGGGCTATCGCGTCGAGGTAGACATCCCTTGGCACCAGGACGGTGCCCGGAACCTCGGCGCGAGGATGGCGACGGGGGAATGGTTGCTGCTGCTGGACATCGATCATGCGATCAGCGCGTGCGAGCTTTCGCGCCTGCTGGCCCTGCTGCCGATGTTGCCGCCCGGTACGGCGTTCAGGCCGAATAGGCGGTTGGTCGATGAAGCCTACCGGCTGACACCGGCGGCGAACATCTGGCTGATCCGCCGGAAGGATTTCTGGCGGGTCGGAGGCTACGACGAGCGGCTCTGTGGCCACTACGGCACGGACCTCGAATTCCGGCCGAAGCTGAAGCGAACGCTGCGGGAGCGGGTGCTGCCGGTGGTGCTGGATGTCTATCGTCGGGACAACATCGCGGACGCGACGACGGCGGGGCTCGATCGCACCGTGGTGCAGCCACCGAGGTTGAAAGGCCCGCGCAAGGTGGTTGGGTTTCCGTGGAGTCGGGCGTGGTGAAGGAGTAAAGTCGAGGAATGGACATCATCGACACGAAGGCGATCAAGCTGGTTCGCAGGTGGCAGGACGCGCCGCGAAGCGCTTCCGACACTCAGGTCATCGAGGTCATGGGGCAGTCGCTTTGGTTCGCCATGTTGAGGCTGAAGATTAGTCTTCGTGAACTTTTCAGGCCGCTGCGGAAGGTGACCAGGATGTTGCTTCGGAGGTTGCCTGCATGAAGGCAAAATTGCCGATTCTCTGGAACCACGATCACACCAAACCGATAGGCTCCGTAGAGGCTGTTGACGGTGCGCTGAAGTTCAAGTTCAGCGAGGACGTGAAGATTACCCGTGAAAAAATGTTCGAAATATTCGGGGGTGCTGGAATCAGGGTCACAGAAATGGAAGAGATCGACGGCGTTGTCACCATCAAGTCAGGTGAGATTCTGGAGTTCTCGTTCCTCGCACTGCCGCCGTAAGCGCAAAGAACCAACAAGTTGATCAGAGGCCGCCGCAAGGCGGCCTTTTCATTGGGCGAGAGAATGACGAACCTCGTGGTCTACACCTGCGTTTTCGGCGACACGGATCCGCTGAGGGATCCCCTCCAGCCGGGCCGGACTCGGTTCGTGTGCTTCACCGATCGGCCGATCAAGTCGCGGGTGTGGGAGATCGTCCGCCTGCCGAAGCGCATCGCGCCGAAGCGGGCCTGCCGCGAGTACAAGCAGCCGTCGCACCTGATCTTCCCGGATGCCGATGCAACACTCTGGATCGATGCTCAGATGATCCTGCTGGTCGATCCGCAGCAGATCGCGGCGCAGTACCCCGGCGAGTTCACCGGTTTCAAGCACCACAAGCGGCAGCGGATCAAGGACGAGGCGGAGGCCATCATCCGCGCCGGCAAGGGAAAGGCGGACGCGATCCATGCGCAGCTGGCGGCGTATCAGGCCGAGGGCTGGGACACGGAAGCGGAGCCGCAGCAAGCGATCACCAATGGCGGCTTCATGCTGCGCCGGCACACCGAGCGCGTGAAGGCGTTCAACGACATGTGGCACCACGAAGTCCAGACCCGAACGCTGCGCGACCAGATGAGCCTGGACTACTGCGCGGCGCGGACTGGCCTGCAAATCGACTACTTCCCGGGCAATGTTGCCCAGAACCCGCTTGCGCGCCGGCTGGCGTATCCGCACAAGCCAACGAACGATTTCTGAGAGGACTGAAATGGAAACTCTGCTGAGCAGCGCTGCGACGGAAGGCACCAGTAGCGAGGTTGTGCTGGAAGCCGATCAGAAGGTGACGATCATCCTGACCGGCAAGGGGTACGTGCGCCTGCAGGTGAAGGGTGTCGGCGACGCGTTTTCGACGTCCGCCGAAATGAATGGCCTTCGCACCGAGAGCCGTACCGGGCAAGTGGCCGGGCCGCTGACATTCCGCATGTATCGACCCGAGCAGGCGCGCGCGGTTGCCGTGGGCATGGAAGAGGGCTGATCGGTGTCGCGTCGCCGGTCTCTGCTGACCCCGATCCTGCAGCCGATCCTTTCGCCGGATTTTCGCGCCATCTCCGACCCTGGCGTGGGGGGAGGGGCATGGAGTCCGCTGGCGTTGTTCCTTCCGGGGAACGTCGGCTATGCCTACGATTTCACGTCTGCATCCCTGAACTACCAGGAGAACACGCGGACGAATCTCGTCACCACGCCGGGGCATTCCATCGGCAGCGCGACCGACTTGTCTGGGCTGGGCAACCACGCCTCGCAGGCAACTTCAGCGCAGCGGCCCGCGTATCAGGGGACGTGTCGATTCGTCGGCGCGGATGACTCGCTTGCAACGCCTTCGGTGGACTTCACCGGCACCAACAAGGTCACGGTGCTCATCAAGCTGAAGTCGAACTCCAGCGGCACGGTGCAGATTCCGCTGGAGCTGTCCTCCTCCGCTGCCAGCAACAGCGGATCGTTTTCTCTGGAAGCGCCGAACACCACTACCAACCGATACGCCGTTGGAGTCAGGGGATCGGCAACATACTGCGAAGTCCGGCTGCCGGGACAGGTCGCGCCGGTCACGAATGTCATTGTCGCGCAGCTCGACTCGTCGCAGGCAACGGTGCTTGGACAAATCAGCGCCACGATCTCCCCGTCTGGTGGCGCTGCTACTACAAACGGCACGGCGAGTGTCGCCGCAAACTTCGGCAACCACATTAGTTACATAGGACGCCGGGCAGGTGCGTCCGCCCCGTTCAACGGGGACATTGACCGAATCATCGTCATCGGCAGGGCGCTTACTGCACCCGAGCTTGCAGCGGCCACGACGTGGATCGCGAGCAGCTCCGCCCCGGCCTTGCACGGGGCAATCACTGATCGGGTCGTCGTGGCAAGGCGCGGCGACCAATTGCTGATTCGCACCAAGTGGGACAGCGACACCGACCTTATCCAGTCAGTCTCGATGAAGTCAGGCGTGTCGGCCGTGCCGGACATGGTGAGCTTCATGGGCGCGCGGCTCGTGCCCAATTCGGAGATTGACGCACTGGCCGGCTTCAACGCCGCAAGCGGGGCAAACATCATCGGAGCGCAGGGGGACGACGCAACGCCGTTCCTGATCAATGGGACGTTCATAGGCGCAAACCACGGCTGCGATAGGCTGCGGCGGGTTCCGGCAACGGCTCATGGTAAGACGGTTGAGGACATTGGTTCCGTCTGGACGGACTCGCTCGCGCGGCGGTGGGTGCTTATGGCCATCGTGAGTGCGAACGTGTTGGATTTCATCTCGGAGAATCAGTCGGTCGCGCCCGAGTGGTCTTTCCACACAACGCTGAGTGGCACCACGCTCACCCATGCGAGCGGCGCACTGCATACAGGGGCCATCGCAATCACCAGCGCCGTGACGGGGTATCAGCTTTATCCAGCGGTGAACAACATCGTCAAGGCCGTCAGGCTGGACGGCATCACAGACATCACTGCCGGGCCGGACAGCATCTACACATGCGACTTCCTCGACATAGAGCACGACTACGGCGTGACAAATGTTGGCGAGGTGGTGGAGTTTGCGAAGGCGAGGGCTGGCGGTGCAGTTGCCCCAGACTACTCGGACGACAGCATTCCTGTTGACCTCAGTGCCAGCATCCGTTATCGCTTCACACCAAAGCACGCCTGCGCTGTTGAACAAAGCGCGACTGCGCAGCGAAACCTTAGCTTCGGGTACATCGGCTTCATGCAGGCGGTGAAGCTTTCAATCACCGGGACTGACACACTCTGGACGTATGTGCCGCGCCTGAATCCGATCACCGTTGGCGCGAACACCTACGACCTCTCCGCGCAGCACAACATGGCCGGATTCGCGGATAACGTCTACTTCACCACGCCGACATGGGCGGACGCCAACAACCCGCCGTCGAGCATGACCCAGATGGTCAAGAACTCAGGCGGGACCAAGCTGCATTCCTTCACGATGGGCTACACCCCTGATCGTTTTATTGGCGTGCCGGCACTTCGCAAAACCCTCGTCGGCGAGGCCGGCCGCCTTGCCAGCACCAGCAAGCACTATCTGGAAGGTCTAGAGTCAACCGGATCGGCTTTCCCTGGCGGAATCTTGCCGGAGGACGTGGAATACAGCGTTGTCGGCTATCGGGCCTTTACCAACAATGCCGACGACTTCCCGCATGGGCCGGAGGGCTGCTGGTATCTGGACGGGGACGATGTGATTGTGGTGCTGGACTTCGACACCACGCAGAGCAATTACACGTTCCCGCTTCCGGCATGGATGGATGGAAAGGTGGCAACGGTCATCGAGTCGGACGCCTTTACGCTGCATAGCGCCACGGCCAGCAGCGGAATCACGGTCTCGTCCACGGCTGGTCGTGGAATCGTGCGGCTTACTTGATCGACTGCCACTTGGCAGCCTCTTCCTCGTCGTCGCCGATGTGTTCCTTGATTCGGCGGTCGAAGAAGTCGTCAATGGCGATGAAGAACCGCACGGCCCTTGCCCACCCACGCTTGAGAATACTCATGTCGAGCGCCTGTCGTTGACCGGCTGGCACGGTAGCACACGGCCTAAAACGGCGTCTCTTCCCAAACCGGCAGGGCTTGCTGCGCCTGTAGGCGGCGGCACTCGATTCAACAATTCAGGAAACGAAATGCAGGTTTCAGTCATCACACCGACCGCAGACAGGCCGCGCGGCATCGAGCTGTGCGAGCGCTACATGGCCCGCCAGACCGTGCAGCCGGACGAGTGGATCGTCTCCGACGGTGGACAGGTGCCGGCGAAGCTCACGATGGCGCAGGTGCATTTGCGGCAGCCGGGTCCGCCTGGCGCTGCGAATCTGGCCTGCAACGTGCTGCGCGCGCTGAAAGCGGTAACCGGTGATGTCGTGATCGTGGTCGAGGACGATGATCACTACGCGCCGAATCACATCGAGGCGTGCATCGCAGGCCTGAAACGCAATCCCGCCTACGGCTGCTCGCGCCTGCTGTATTTCAACGTCGCGCACCGCTGTTGGGTGCAGATGGCCAACCGCGGCGCGGCGCTGTGCCAGACCGCATTCCGGCGGGAACTGATCCCGGTGATGCAGAGCGCAGCGCAGGACGCGATGGCGAACAACGACTTCACCATCGACGGCCGCTTCTGGGCGAAGCGGAAGCACATGGCGACCGGCGCGCAGACGGTCATCGGCATCAAGGGCCTGGCCGGAACCCCGGGGCTTGGCATCGGCCATCGCCCGAAATCGAAGGCCGGCCGTCGCTGGAAGCCTGATCCTGAATTGAAGGTTCTGCGCCAGATGATCGGCGCGGACGCGGAGAACTACCTGTGATTCTGATCACCCCCGAGTACCGCGCGCTCAACGCCGAACTGCACGCCCGCGTGCCGGCGTACGGGACCGGCGGTCACAAGTGGGCGGAGGTGGTGCGCGAGATCGTGCGGGAGACCGGCGCGAAGTCGGTCCTGGACTATGGCTGCGGTAAGGGCACGCTCCGCGCAGCGCTGCACCCGCTAACGGTGCACGAATACGATCCGGCAGTGGCCGGCAAGGAAACGCCGCCATCGTCGGCTGGCGTCGTGATCTGCGCTGACGTGATGGAGCACGTGGAACCGGAATGCACCGATGCCGTGATCGCGCACCTCTGCGCGCTGGCATCGCGCGCGGTGTTCGTGGTGGTGGCCTGCCGGGAAGGTGGCAAGCGCCTCGCCGATGGTCGGCCGGCGCACATCCATGTGCAGCCGCCGGCGTGGTGGCACGCGAAGTTCAGCGAGTTCGGCGCGTTCAATCAAGCTCCGAGCGGCGATGACGAATACGTCGCGCTGTGGGTGCGCAAATGAAATCCGGCCCGCTTCGCCACGGCTTGGAGTTGCTGAAGCCGTCGCTGACCGAGGACGATACTGGCCAGCAGGTCGAATCGTTCGCCCCGGTGGCGACCGTCGCCGCCGAGATCGCTTCGGTGTCGATGACCAACATGGCGTACGCGCGGGAGCTTGTCGCAGGCGGCGCAGATTCCTCGTTCGACATCCGCCAGATCACGATGCGCTTCCGGCGTGACGTGACGATGGGCTGGAAGGTCAGGCCACGCGGCGGGCGCTACGCGGGGCAGGAGATGCCGATCCGCGCCGTGCGCGAAGGCAACAAGCCGACCATCCTGGTCCTGTTCGTGCAGGTTCCCCGTGGCTGATTTCGATATTCAGGTGCTTGGCCTGAAGGAACTGGACGCCGCGCTGCAGAACCTCGCATATCCAGCGACGCGACGCGCGCTGCGCAAGGGAATGCGCGCCGGTGCCAACGTGGTGCGCGACGAGGTTCGCGCACGAGCCCCGGTCAAGTCCGGCAACTTGAAGCGGAAGATTCGCACCCGGGAACGCAGCGAGGACCAGGGCAACATGCGGTTCGCCGTCGAAGTCCCGCGCAGTGCGTTCTACGGCAAGTTCTTCGAATACGGCACGTCGAAGATGGCGGCCAAGCCGTTCATGCGGCCCGCGGCGGAAGCAAAGACGGAAGCGGCGGTGACGATGATGCGCGACTCCCTGCAGATCGCCATCTCGCTGGAAATGTCTAAGGTGCGCCGATGAGCATGGAATCCGACCTGCTGACCGCGATGCGCACAGTGCTCGGGGCATCGTTCAAGTTCCCGGTGAAGTCGGCGCAGACCGGCGTGTATGCGACATACCAGCGCATCACCGGCCGTCGGCATGGAACACTGAACTCTGGGCTCGGCGCCCCGGTGGCGACGTTCCAAATTGATGTGTGGGGCAAGGCTGGCGGTTCCGCGATCGGCGATGTGGTCGAGGCGCTGAAGGAAGCGCTGCCGGATTCCCTGAAGGTCGGCGATATCAACGACAACCCCGACGATTACGAAACCGATACGCAGCTGCATCGGGCGTCGTTCGACGTGACGATCTGGCAGCGATAGAGCGCGCATAGCGCAACACCGAAGGGCTGCCGAAAGGCGGCCCTTTTCATTTTCCGAGGCTCGCAGCAATGCGGGCCTTTTGCATTTCGGCGGAGCGCTCCGCTGGGAAACGGCTGCCGCAAGGCCGCCGGTCATTCGTCGCAACAACCATCGATGGAGTAACACCATGGACAACAAGGCAATTTCCGCGCAAGACAGCGCCATCTTCGTGAGCACCACGGAGATGACGTCCTTCGACCCCGCCGACTACACCGAAGTCGATGGCGTCTCCACCTTCCCGTTCGGTCCCGGCCAGGCGAACACGCTGGATGCGACCAACCTGCGCAGCACCGAGCTCGAGAACATCCCGGGCCTGTCCGGCGGGCAGTCGGTGCAGGTCTCCGGTCACCGCTGGCCGATCGGCGATTCCCCGGGCCAGGACATCCTGATGGAAGCGGCGCAGACCGACGACCTCTGGTTCCTGATGGTGCTCCCGTCGGGCGACAAGGCGACGTTCGTCGCGAAGGTGGCGGCGTTCAATGTGGCCCCGGGCGTGAACGCGGTGCTGACCTTCACCGCCGACGTGCTGCCGCGCAACTTCCAGCTCGAAGCCACCGCTTCGTCGAGCCCGTAAGCCATGGGCCTGCTCAACAAGGAAGCGATCCTCGCCGCTGACGACAAGAAGACCGAGGACGTATCGGTCGAGGAATGGGGTGGAACGGTGCGCGTGGCCACCATGTCCGCCAGCGAGCGCGACAAGTGGGAGGCGGAAACCTACGGCGACGGGAAACCGAAGACCGAAGATTTCCGCGCCCGCTTCGTCGCGCTTTGCCTGGTGGACGAGAAGGGTGCCCGCCTGTTCTCCGACAAGGAAGTCGGCGAGCTCGGCAAGAAGTCGGCAGCGGCTCTGCAACGGGTTTTCGCGGCAGCGCAAAAGCTCAACGCGCTGACCACGGACGAAGCGGAGAAGATCGAAAAAAACTGAGGAGCCGGCCTGAGCGCCGGCTTCAGTTTCGGGTTGCGTGGAGGCTTGGCTTCCCGCACCCCGATCACCTCCTCGCGGTTCTCGATGCTCGGCAACTGGCCGAGGTCTACGCCTTCGCCAGAGTCGAGCCGCTCGACGAACCGCTGCAAAAAATGATCGCGGAACTCACCGCGACGCTCGCCCGAGTTCATGGCAATGACATGGATGCAGGCGATTTCATGCTGCAACGACCGCCAGCGGCACCGGTGGATGACAAGGCGCTTCGTACCGAGCAGATCGCGCAACTATTCGCGCGCGCTGCGAAGGCGAATGAAACAGAGCCGGCTAAGCCAAAGCGGCGCAGGAAAGTTCGATAGGCCACCACGCGGTGGCCTTTTCTTTTTGGAGTAGTTGATGGCCACTGCCGCCACCATTGATGTCCTGTTGCGCGCGAACACCGCGCAGTACCGGGCGGCCATGATCGATGCTGGTCGCGTCGCGCAACAGAATCTAGGTGCCATCCAGAAGGAATCGGCGAAGACGGCTCAGTCGATCTCCGCGATGAACAAGGCTGCCGCTGGGTTCCTTGGATTCCAGGCTCTGAGTTCCGGTATCGGCGCGCTGATCGAAGCGCAGAAGTCGATTCAGGCGATTCAATACGGATTGCAGAGCGCGACCGGATCAGCCGCAAGCGCTGAGAAGGCTTATTCGTTCGTTGCACAGACTGCTAAGGAGCTCGGCCTCAATCTTCAGGGCGCGGCGAAGGACTTTACCCGGCTCTCCGCTTCGGCTTCCGCCGCCAACATCCCGATGGCGGATCAGCAGAAATTGTTCACGCAGTTGGCACGCTCCGCGACTGCGCTGCACCTGAATCAAAGCGAGGTTTCACGAGCGACGAATGCGCTCGCACAGTCTTTCAGCAAGGGCAAGTTTCAGGCGGAAGAGTTGCGCCAGCAGCTTTCCGAAGCGATCCCCGGCGCTTTTGCACGGTTCCAGAAAGCTGTGCTGGAATCGACGAAGGGCACGGATCTGGCCGGAAAGTCGTTCGACGATCTGCTGCAGGGCGGACTTCTCGACGTTCAGCGATTCCTGCCGGCGATGGTCAAGGCGCTGGAAGAAACCGGTCGTGGCGCGGAGTCGGCATCGAAGGGTCTCACCGCCGAACTCAATCGCCTATCGAATGCTTGGTTTGACCTGAAGGTCGAGGCATCTGGCGGACTATTCAGCGACGTGGCGGCGACATCTGTTCGTCTGATGACGAACAACCTCAACGATCTTGCCGGAGCGGCGACACTGGCCGGCGGCGTTCTAGCGGCTCGCGTGCTTGGGGCTGGCGTCGCTGCTGGCGCCGGTGCCTTCAAGACCGCGGTTATTGCGCCAGGACAGCAACGATTCGGTGATGCCGTCAGTGCCGCGATGACGGTGGATCTTGCGAAGGCGCGCGCGGCAGAGGCGTCCGAGGCGGTCAAGCAAGCTAAAGCAGCGCAAGCACTAAATGCCGAGTGGAAGACGCAAACAGGTCTCGCGGCGAATCTCGCACGTGATCAGATGGCGGTTGCATTTGCCAGCAACGAAGCAGCTCAGAAGACGCTTCTCCATCAGCAAAACACCGCGGCGCTGTCATCAAACATTCGGGCGCGGAAAGATGCCGAGGTCAATTCGGAGAAGGCTTCCCGCGCGCTGGCGAAAGCACAGGTCAACTACAACGCAGCGGTCGATTCTGGCAATGTCGCGAAGGCTCGTGAGATGCAGCTTCGGGGGCGAGTATTGGCGCTGCAGGAAGCGGAGATTATCGCTTCCAACCAGCTGGCGGCTGCGAAGGCACGCGAGGCTGCAGCAAGCCAAGCCGCTTCGCTTGGAGAAAGCCTGAAGCGCGGAGCGAGCGCAGTAGGAGCGGGAGCGCTCGCGCTTGTTGGCGGCCCTGTTGGCGCGACCATTCTGGCGATTGGTGGCCTAGCGCTCGCCTATGCATCGATGCAGCGGAAAGCAGAAGAAGCGCGAAAGGAGTTCGAGGCTCAGGTCGAGTCTCTCGACCTTCTGAGCGTCAGCCTGGAGGACGTTGCAAACCAATACGACCGAGTTGGAAGCGGCGTTGGCGTGCGCGAGATCGCTACTGCGTGGAATGAGGCCGGCGTCAGCATTCGGAAAGCCGACGAGGAAATGAAGCGCTTGCAAGAGCGCATCGAATTCCTGCAGCGCGTCGGGAAAGGGTCGTGGCTTGGCGTCTCCGCCGATCAGGAAACATTAGAAGAGGCGCGAGCAAAGCTCGAAGCTCTGGGCGCGGAAATAGAGCCAGTGCGTGCTCAGTTCCTGCGACTCGAAAGCGATCTTCGGAAAGCGATTCGTCCGGAGTTGTTCGAGCAAATGCGGGCCGCTTCGCTTCGTGCCGACAACGTGACTTTCGAGAATCTCCGCGCACAACTCAACTCCGCTGAGCGCGCGGCATTCGGGGCTGCTGAAGCCATCAATAAGATCACGACCGCTGCCGGTGGCGCGGTATGGCAGCAGCAGATCGAACTGATCCGCAAGACGAGCGGCGAATACAAGGCGTGGTTGACCGAGCAGGGCAAGGCGATCAAGGCCGCCGGCGGCGTGGCAGCGATGACCGAAGAGCAGCGCAAGGCATTCAACGGCCAAGCCGCTGCGATGAAGTATTTCATCGGCCTCAACGATCAGGCCGACAAGTCCCGCAAGGCTTCGACGGCTTCAACGCGCCAAGCGGTTGCGGCGGCAAAGCAGCAGGAAAACCAGTACCAGACCACCGTCGACAAGATCAATCGCCAGATCGCGCTCGACCGCGAATCGATGCTGCTCAACGACAAAATGACCGCGGCGGAGCGCCTGCGCGTCGTCGTCACCAACGAACTGGAGTCGGCGAAGAACAAGCTCAGCGAGGCCGAGCAGGCACGGGTGAAGGTCTTGCTGGACGAGGCCGTCGCGCAGGGCAAGGCGAAGGCGGAGATGGACGAGGCGCGCAAGGCCGCCGAATCCATGATCGAACTGCAGAACCAGTTGAACGCGGCATATGCGTCGCGGCAGATGTCGAACGATGCCGACCTCGCTGGAATGACGCGAGGCAGCGACCAGGTCGAGCAGATGCGCCGTCTGGTCGACCTGCAGCAGGAATACCAGCGTCAGGTCGAATCGCTCAACGAGCGTTACAGCAATCGCGAACAGTCCGCCGCGCAGGCAGCCGCCTACCAGAATGAGCTCGACCGCGTCCGCTCGCACCACGACGCAATGCTGGCGCAGGAAGAGGGCTACCAGCAGCAGCGCAACGAGATCATGGCCAACGGCTGGAATGGCGCGCTGGTGGCGATGGAGGATTACGTCGCCAACGCGAACAACGTCGCCGGCCAGATGCAGACGTTCTTCACCAACGCCTTCAGCGGCTTGGAGAACGTCATCTCCGACTTCATCTCGAAGGGCAAGGCGGACTGGAAGGGCTTCGTCGATTCGCTGGCCGCCGAGTTTGTCCGCATGGCGGTGAAGCAGCAGTTGTCGAAGTTGCTGCAGAAGTTCTTGCCGGGCGTGTCGGAGAACGCATCCAACGCTGGTGCCATGCAAAGCGCGGCGTCTGCCCTCGCGGCATCGGCCACGCCTCTATACGGGGCCGCTGCCGCACTGCAAGCCGCTGCCGCTTCCTTGGCTGCCGCTGGTGTCGCGAACGGCGGAACCGCGCCAGCAGGTGGGTCAGGTGGAGGTGGGTGGGCCAACCTATTCACGTCAATCCTGAGTATGTGGGGAGGCGGTGGCGGCGGTGCGACAGCATCGAGCGCCAGCAGCACACCCGCATTCCTGTCCTGGATGCAGGGCGGCTACGCGGAAGGCGGCTTCACCGGCCGTGGCGGCAAGTACCAGCCCGCCGGCATGGTCCACAAGGGCGAAGGCGTCCTGTCGCAGCCCGAGATCAATGCGCTCGGCGGCGAGTCCGGCTTCAACGCCCTGCGTCGCGCCATCCGCAGCGGCTACGCCAACGGCGGCATGGTCGGCGGCTCTGGTCGCGTGCGCCTCGGTCGCGGACCTGAAGACAGCGCCGGTCCAGGTGCAGGCCGCGGTCGCGCGATCACCGTCGAGCAGCACTTCCACAACCCCCGCATGTCGGACCGTCGCAGCGATTCCCAGCGCGCCGCAGATTCCGCCATGAAGCTCAGCGACGCGACGAGGTTTGCATGAGCTACATCCGCGCCTTCATCTCGACGTGCGAGGCCTTCGGCTGGACCGGCGGCCCCGGCTTCATGACCGACATCCAGCAGCTTCGCAGCGGGCGCGAATCCCGCAATGGCGACTGGATGCATGTCCAGCACTTCTACACGGTGCCGTTCCAGAACATCGTGCACAGCCTGTACGTGCCGATCAAGCGAATGCACATGGCCTGCATGGGCCGGCTGCATTGCTTCCTGTACCGGGACCGTTCCGACTGGGAAGCGATCGACGAGGTCTTCGCCATTGCCGAACCCGGGCAGACCATTTTCCAGCTGAGCAAGCTCAGCACGCAGGACGGGGTTTCGTACCAGCGCAACGTCTATGCCCTGTACGAGCCGGAAGAGAACGGCGACGCCACCGAAATCGAACCGGAGATCACTGCGGACAACGCGCCGGTCACGGTGCTGTCGGTCGATTACGACCGCGCGGAGATAGTCACTGCGCCGATGGCAGGCGGTGAAGTCATGCGCTGGACCGGATCCTTCGCAGTCTGGGTCCGCTTCGACAACGACCGACTGCCGTTCTCGATCGACAACAAGTCCGGCGGCGAGTTCGTGCTCAACGGCTCGATCGACCTGCTCGAAATGTTCCCACCGCTTCCAGAAACCAGCAGCTCCAGCAGCAGCTAAGGACGAATCGTGCCCCGTTCCGTACCCGGCCAGGCCCATCTCGACACGGGCCAGACGAATCTCGCGTGGGCGCTGCGCATCCAGCCGCGCAGTGGTGACGCATTCGGCACCACAAACACAAATGGCGACGCGCTGATCGACGATGGCCAGGGTGAGTTGCGATACATCGCCGCCTATGGCTACGACGAAACCGCAGTCGCATCGACCTCGGGGCAGGGCGTCGACAACAGCGAGGCGCAAATCCTGTTCGCGCCCATCGCCGAGTTTGGCATCACCGTCGAGATGGTCGATTCCGGCTATCTCGATGGCGCGAAGTTCCACCAGTACGCCTACGACTACAAGACCAACGAGATCGTTGCGCTGGTGCATTACGGCTTCCTCGGCGAGGTCCGCTACTTCGACAAGAAGTTGGTCATCCCAGACCTGGTATCGCTATCGCAGATGGCGAAGCAGAAGGGTTTGTGCGAGGCCGGCAGCAAGACGTGCCGCGCCATCGATGGCGATGCATCCACCGGCTGCCCGCGTGTGTTCGTCTGGACGATTGGCGCGACGGTTTCCGCGCAGGGCATCGAGTCGGATCGCGTCTTCGAGACCGCGGCGACCGTTCCGGTTCCGGCCATCATCAAGTGGACTTCCGGCCAGAATGCTGGCCGCCACAGCGTCGTCGAATCCTTCGACATAGACGATGGTGTCGTCGGCCTGCGCCACCCGACGCCGTATCCCATTGGCACCGGCGACCTGTTCGACTTCCATGACCACTGCGACAAGAAGTGGGAGACGTGCAAGGTGCTTCTCGGCCCGCTGGCGGCTGGGCATTTTCGCGGCGAGCCGTTCCGCAAGGAATCGATCGGCGACGCGCTGCAGACTCCAGGCGCGACTACGCGATGACTTGGGACAGGTTTACCGACTCGGATGCTGCGACCTTCGAGGCGGCACTGCGCGCGTGTCTCGGGATGAAGTGGCGGCACATGGGCCGTGCCGGATGCGGTTACGGGCACCAGACAGGGCTGGATTGTGTCGGGCTCGCCATCGTCGGCGCGCTGGCCATTGGCCGGCCCGTTGCTGATCTGGAGGCATACAGCAAGAGTCCGGACGGCCGACTCGAAGCGCGCATCACCGCGCACCTCGGCACACCTGCGCAAGGCATCGGCCCGCGTCGCCTCGTGCTGATGAAGATCGACGGCATCGTGCGCCACGTCGCCTACATCTCCGACGCCGGAACGCTGATCCATTCGCGCCGCGGCACCGGTGGCGGCGTTGTTGAACACGTCATCGAAGCCGAACACCGCGCTTCGATTGTTCGGAGTTGGGTGCTGTGAGCGGCCAGGACGTGGGCGCGCGCATCGGCGCGGTGATCGGGTTCTACACCGGCGGTCCCGCGCACACGCGATTCCCCGCGATGATCTCGCCAACGCATGGCGGTTTCTGTGATTCGGAAGTGGGCGAATTGCCGCTTCCGGATGAAGGGGAATCCGCTTGAGCGGCCGGACTATCGGTACGGTCTCAGGAGCCGTAATCGGCTTCTACGTCGGCGGCCCACAAGGCGCGTACTACGGCGCAATGATCGGGGGCATGGCCGGAGGTCTGATCGACCCCGACACGCTGCAGGGTGCCGAGTACAGCGGTCGCAGCATCGCCGGCAGCGAGTCCGGCCTTGCCCGCGCGATCATCTGGGGCACGAAGGATGTCGAAGGCCGTCTGATGGACGGCGAGGACAAGCCTCGCATTGGCACGCGCACCGAGTCCGCCGGCAAGGGTGGCGCGGAGATCGAGCACGACACCGCGCTGCTGTCCTACGCCATCGAGATTTGCGAGTCGTCGCAACTGCGCGGCACGCTGGTTCAGGGCGTTCACGCGGTTTGGGAGGACGAGAAGCTCGTCTATGACGTGCGCGAAGGATCGCTGGTCTCTCCCGCCGACAACGCGAAGTGGATCCGGAACAAGAAATTCTGGTTCGGCGAAGAAGGCCAACTGCCGAGCGCGATGCTGCAGTCGATTCACGGTGTCGGCAACGTTCCGGCTTATGTCGGCACCTGCCGAATGGATGTCGATTCCGAGGATCTTGTCCTGCATGGCGAACGGGTACCGAAGTATCGGTTCCTGGTCAGTCAGTGCGCCGTTGAGCCGCCGAACCATCTTCTGGTTACCGGTAGTTCTATCGATGAGGGAGGCCCATGCTTCACCACGGCGCGCGTCACCGAGCCGCTGGAGTTTGAAGGGATCGAGCAGTCGACCGGCGCGGATATCCAAGGCGCGACCTGCGCCTATTGGCCATCGCCGCCGACATGGGTCGCCGTTGGCGATCACGTGGGGCGCATCTCCACGGACAACCGCAAGACGTGGCAGTCGATCGACGTGGATCGTGCGAGCAATGGCATCCTTGTTCCGGGGCCTGATGGTTGGATCATTGCAGCCGCCGCAGGCCCCGCTGGCCCGTATGATCTGACCGCGAAAGCAGATCCAATCGCGGACGGATTCAGTTCCTATGCCTTCACCGCGCCGCCAGATTTCACCCATGGCGAAGAGGCCTATAACTTCGGCCGCACCGGCGGCAAATACTGGGCCGACGTTGGCGCGATGGGGTACTGCGCGGAGGCTGAAGAACTCAACGGCACCATGCCGGTCATCTATGCGCGTGTTGGCTACCCGGACTGCTTTTCCGCATTCCATGACCGCTGCCAATTCGGAATTGGAGATACAGTTTATGCCGCCGGCATCTTCGGCGTTTTCTCGTACCGCGCACAGGTGCGCCGATCCGACGATGGCGGCGAAACGTATCCGCACGTCATCGTAGACGTGGCCACCGGCCCCTATTCCCCGCTGCAGTTGCAAGCGATGGTGCGTGAGGATGGAACAGGCGTACTGCTTTGCTATTGCCTTGGCGGCGCATATGTCTGGACGAGCGAGGATGGTTTCGCAGAGCCTCACGCGACCGGTATCGCCAGTGACATTTCCGGTGTAATTCCGATCTCTGCGACCCACGGGAAGGGCCGCCAGATCGTCGCGGTGAATGAACTTGAAACGTTCTATCTGATCAGCGGCGCTAACGATGCCTTCCCGGATCTGGCCGACAAGTGCGTCACCACGAAAGATGGCATCACCTTTTCTGCGCCAGTTCCGCATGGGGTAAAGGGTGCTATTGCGATTGCGGCGGCAGGTAAGTTTGTTCCGACCGGCGGCGGCATCCTGATCCCAGATGCGCCAGGCTTCGAGATCGATCCGGGCACTGGTCAGCCCATCGGCCCAGACGAAGACATCGCGCGGCCGTGCGGAACCTTCCTCGACATCATCGTCCGCGACGCTCATCGTCTCGGCGCTCCGCAGATCGAGGAATCCGAGTTTGAGTTGTCGGCGATTGAAGGCATTCCAGTTCTCGGTTACTCGGTGCAGGAACTTGGCATCACGGCGGCGGATGCAACTGAACCGCTGCGCCGCGTCTTCCTGTTCGACCTGGTCGAATACGACGCGAAGCTCCGTGCCCGCATGCGTGGCGGCCCCGTTAACTGGATCATCGATCCGGACGAGTTCATCAAGGGCGAAGAAAACACGCTAGAGGGCAAGCGCGGGCAGGACGTGAAGTATCCGCGCGAGTTGCAGCTGGCCTACTCGTCGATCACGCTCGACTACAAGCCGACGACGCAGCGCGCAGAAGATCCGAATCCGGACATCTTCACTGTCTCCAAGGAGAGCTATCAGACCAATCTTGTGCTTGAAGATGATCCGGCAGCACAAAACGCCGATGTGATGCTCAAGGTCATGCGCACCGAGCGCGAGAAAGAGGAGAAGGGCAGCCTTCCGATCAAGTATCTCGGGATGGTGCCGTCGGACATCCTCATCATCGAAGATCGCCGCTACCGCATCGACCAGATGCGCGTCGAGCGCAACCGGATCGTGATCGAACGAGCGGTTTCGGATCGCCCTAGCGCTTACGTGAGCGATGTTGTTGGTGCCGAAGGGATTCGCCGGCCGCCGCCTGTTTCGAGCGTTCGCGGGCCTGTTGCTTCGGCGGTCATGAACATGCCGGTGCTGCGCGACGAGGATGACCGTGCCGGCATCTACTGGGCCGGCGCGGGCTACTTGCCTGGATACCGCGGCTCGCTCCTGCAGATGTCCCGCAACGGCGTCGACTTCGAGATCGGGCCGGAGTTGTTGAACTCTTCGACGATGGGCCTGCTCACTGCAGCACTGCCAACGGCGAGCCGCTACGTTCAGGACAACACGAACGTGCTGCGGGTGAAGATGTATCCAGGAGGCAAGGATCTGGACTCGGCCACGTTCGAGGCGCTGATGGGCGAGGCGAATGTCGCGGCTATTGTCTATCCCGATGGGACGACCGAGATCATCCAGTTCCAGACTGCGGTGGAAACCGCTGATCTTGAATACGAGTTGACCGGGCTGATGCGTGGTCGCCAGGACACGACGCCGGGCGAGCATTTGGAAGGCGCGCAATTCGTGTTGCTCGACGAGGATGTGCGCTTCGTGGCGATCCGCCCGGACGATGTCGGCAAGACGTTGACTTTCCGCGCTGTTTCCCGCGGCACAAATCCCGAGGACAACGCGACACAGGCGGTCACCTTCACCACCATCGAATCGCTGCGCGAGTGGCAGCCGTACAACGTGGTGGTGACTCCGAATGGACTGGGCGGCTTTTGCGTGGAATGGATCGGCCGCGCCCGCCTGGGTTCCTCGCGCGCGCCGGCGCATTCGCAGTGGTTCGAGGGTTACCGGGTCACGTTCACTGTCGGCACCACGACATACCATGTGGACACCACGGCACAAGCCGTTTGCGTCTCTGCGGAGACCATGCTGGAAGCGTTCGGCGCTGGTCACGCCATCCCCGATATCACGGTGCGCGCACGCTCGCGCGTGGCGACGAACGACGACGACTTCGACAGCCCGCCCGGCAACCCGCCCAGCGAGCAGTACCCGAGCTATCCGGGCACGATCATCGGAGAGCCCGGCGACATGTACGAAGGCGAAGGCGTCCTTGACTACCTTGGCCCGAACAACAACCCGCCCTTCCAGGCATACGGCGGCAAGAAAGAGGAGTATTTCACCGGCTACATCGCGCGCAACGTGACCTGCCAGAACTCGTTTGCGCCCGCTTCCGGGCGCATGGTTGGCATTCCGCTGGCGGCAGGAACTGCGGATGCCGACACGACGTTGTGGGCGAGCGGCCCCGACGTGGTGGGCGGGCCTTTCACGATCACCGACAGCGTGACTGTGCTGCCAATGCCGGCATTCGCGGTCATGGATGAACTGAACCCGTGGGGCGAAAAACCGCTGGTCACGCTGGTCACGTCAACCCCGCGCACGACCAAGCGCATCGGCTCCAGCGGGTTGGGCGGCTTGCGTTCCCGCGCGGGGTTCAGCACGGGCCAGCGACGTTGCGAGTTCACCATCGGCGACATGCCTGCGGGTGGCCGCATCGCCATCGGTGTGCTGGCCGCCGGCGCGAACGCGCACCTTGCGCCCGGCACGGGCGGCACCTTCGCGCACATCGTGACGGGCAACGGGACGTTCGCGGTCGAGGTGGATGCATCGACAGGTGACGTCGAAGTGTTCGAGCTTGGCGTGGGCCCGGTCGCGTCCGGGACGCTGCCGCTGACCTACGCCCACGACGGCAAGTATCGGTTCGCATGGGTGGCCAACGATGCGACGCATTACGCCCACGGCGCGACCGTGCATACCAACCAGGGCGGCGAATCGTGGGCGATCACGGCTTCCGGTGGCTTCGGCGGCGTCCCCAACGAGGCGCATGTGATTCCTTGCGGCTGGGATGCCGCTGTCGGCGATGCAAACGGCTATTGGCCGCAAGGTGCGACGGGGACGTTGACGCTGGCCGCTGCTGGCGGGTTCAGTGGCACATCCGTCATCTATGCCTACTCTGAGTTCGCGAAGTCGACTGGCGACTGGCGTATCGGCATGGGGTGTGCGACCAACGGGGTTGCGCGTATCGGCTTGTGCAAGGCCGGACACACAGGATTGCTGGGGCAGGGCGGCGACAGCTTCGGCATGTCCTACGACTTCACGGTGCCCGGATCGCCGCAACTGGTGTTCGATACCACGTGGGCAGGGCAAATCCGCATCCCGCATCCGTTCTACACGATGGATCGCAAGATCATCTTCGTCTGCGATTTCGACGCGCACACCGTTGAAGTGTGGGGCAAACCGCAGTTCTCCGATTACACCCTGCTGGTCGTGTTGACCGGCTTGCCGAGCGGGTCGTGGGTGCCTGCTGGCAATCACGCTGTTGAGCTGATCAACGGCGCATCCGAAGCACCTGGCGCGACCGATTGGTCGGTGACCAAGACCCCTTAAAGGAACCATGATGGCAACCGAACCGAATACCGGCTTGACCTGGCAGGAAGCGAACAGCCTGACCACCGACGCCCTGCACAACCAGGTTATCGACTTCGTGTCGATCTGGGTGAATTGCATCGTGCTTGCCGTTGGACAGGCTGCGCCAACAGGCACCGAGGTCGATGGCGATCGATACATCGTCGGCACCGGCACCGGCGTGTTTTCTGGCCACGATGATGAACTGGCGATTCTTCGTGGCGGTACGTGGCAGTTCCATGCGCCGCCAGCGGCTGGCGTGCCGATCATCAAGAACCTGGACGATGGCACGGACTGGGAGTGTGACGAAACGGGGTCGTGGTCGATCAAGGGCACGGGCTTTAACGGCGGGTCCCTGTCTGGTGCGTTGAACGAAGCGAAGGGCGCCGACATCGCGTCGGCGGCGACTACCGACATCGGAGCCGCAACCGGAAACCTTGTCCGCGTCACCGGCGCCACCACGATCACTGCGCTCGGCACTGCCCAGGCGGGCGCGGCGCGTACGGTGGTGTTCGTTGCCGCGCTCACGCTGACGCACCATGCGACCAGCCTGATCCTACCCACCGCGGCCAACATCATCACCGCCGCCGGCGACGTCGCGCAGTTCCGCTCGGAAGGCTCGGGTGACTGGCGTTGCACTGGTTACCTACGCGCGGATGGCACACCGCTGGCGGGTGGTGGGGGCGGTGGTGGCGGGGGCATGGTGCTGATCGGTAGCGATACCGCCGCAAGCCCAGCGGCTTCGTTGAGCGTCAGTGGTATTCCTGGAACCTATTCGGCGCTGATGGTCGTGTTCGTTGGGCGCGGTTCTACAGCCGCCTTGGCCGCTGAGACTCGCGTTCGTTTCAATGGCGATACCGGGACAAACTACGATTTCGAGGAGTTCAACGCCACGGGTGGCGCATCCGGATTCAGCCAGACCCTTGGCGCTACTTCTGCCCGCATGGGTTATATGCCGGCAGCAACCGCGACTGCCAACCGGGCCGGCATGACGCATCTTTCGATCCCGAACTATGCCGGAACCACCTTCGATAAAATCGCAGCGGCCTATACCGCATCGGCATTTAATGCGTCAGGTTCGGCAATCAACGCTGGCGCACCATCCATGTGCTGGCGGCCCGCAACGCCAGTTGCCGTAACATCGGTCACCGTCTTTCCGTCGGCAGGTAATGTCGTCGCGGGTTCCAAGCTGATGGTCTACGGGCTTCCATGAGGCAAGTCTTCCGGCCGCGGCGCATACACGCAACGGCCGCTGCGCAGATCAGCCTCGTGGCGCGCGGCCCAGGCCTCAATGCCGGCTTTGCCAGACTCGAAGCTGGCGCATGGGCGGGTGATGACCGGGGCTTCGATGCCAGGCGCTGGAATGAGTTGCGCGATCCACGTCACGCCGTCGACCTTGCGTATCAGCTGCGCCACGACACGGTCGTCCAGCTTCAATGCCAGTTCGCCCTTGGCGTACTGGTACCGGTCAACCCAGCGGAAGCCTTCAGGCAGCATCTGCATAGGGTAGCGCGCCACGCAAAACGCCCCCGATTTAATGCGCGGGCCGGAGGCGGGCAGGTAAACCGTGCGCATGATGCCGAAGCGCTTGTCGTCAATGACGTTATCTCGCTGATAATCGACATTGCTGCAGGCAAGGCATGGTGGGCGAAAAATGGCACCGTGATCAGTGGCGATCCGGTTGCAGGCACCGGGGCAATGGCGACCTTTACACCCGGTGCAACGATCTACCTCGCATGTTCGCCAGCGGTCGCTTCAACGCAGATTCGAGTGCGAACAGACCCTGCCGAAATGACCGAAGCATCTGTTGCCGGGTTCACCGACGGCTGGCCGGACTAGGCGGCCTCGGCATATCGACTTGCCAGCGCCCGCCACCGGGATTCCTCCCGCCTGAGCCTGGCGCACACCTGCGCCTTCCGTTGCGCATCCCGCCAATCCTTGGCCGGCGGAAGGTCCATGATCTGCTTGGCGACCGCTGCCGCCTTCTTTGCCGCCCATGCGGCCATGCGTTCGTTCTTCATGGCGTAAGGGTAGGGTTCGGGAATCTCCTACCCTGCGACGCGGCATTCCTTGACTGTGAAGCCCGTTCAGGTGGGGCAATCTAGCCCTGCCGCCGGGAGCTGCTGGAACGCCTGACATCGGACGGGCAACGCACCCCGACGGCAACTGTCAATCCAGCAATGAATTAGTAGAAAACTGACATTGACCGCTACGCGATCTTGCGGACGTTCTCGCCGGCGGCGCGCTTGGCCAGTTCGTCGAGGTAATCCGCCCAGGCCTGCATCATCTTCCGCCGCTCTGGCAGGTGCGTCGTGCGGTTGTAGGCACGCCCGTTCGGATCGCGCACCGAGTGCGCCAGCTGGTGCTCGATGATGTCGGGCCGGAAGCCGAGCGTTTCATCGAGGATCGTGCGCGCCGCCGCGCGGAACCCGTGGCCTGTCATCTCGTCGCCGGCGTATCCCAGCCGGCGCAGCGCTGCGTTGACGGTCGTGTTGCTCAATGGCCGACCGCGCCCTGCGAAGCCAGGGAACACGTAGCGCCCCTGTCCCGACAGCGGATGGATCTCGCGCAGCAGGGCCACCGCCTGTGTGGACAGCGGGACCAGGTGCGCGACCCGCATCTTCATCTTCTCAGCAGGGATGTCCCATTCGGCGGCATCGAGATTGATCTCCGACCATTCCGCATGGCGTAGCTCGCCTGGGCGCACGAACAGGATCGGCGCAAGCGCCAGAGCGATCCGCGTCGGCATGCGGCCCTGATAGCCCTGAATCGCGCGAACCAGCGGCGCGAGGTCGTCCGGCCGGGTCAGCGCGGCGTAGTGCCGCTTCGGCTTCGGCAGCAGCGCGCCCTTCAGGTCGACCACCGGGTTACGGTCCGCACGGCCCGTGGCGATCGCATAGCGCATCACCTGACCGCAGTTCTGCAGGATGCGGTGCCCCGACTCGATGGCCCCGCGCTTCTCCATGCGTCGGGCCAAGGCGAGGAAGTCCGTCGGGGACAGTTCCCGCGCAGGCCTACTGCCGATGTACGGGTGGATGTCATTGGCGAACCACGCCTCGACCTTCACCCGGTAGCCCGGTGCCCACGCGCGCCCTTGTAGCCATTCCTCGGCGATCGGCTTGAACGTGTTGGCCAGCATCCCAGCGCGCGCCGCGGCATCGGCTTTGCGCTGCTGACCAGGGTCGATGCCCTGCGACAGCAGCCGGCGTGCATCCTCGCGACGCTCACGCGCCCTGGCGAGGGTCACGGTCGGGTAGACGCCGAGGGCGAGGCGCGATTCTTTCCCGCTTGCTGGACGCCGGTACTTCATCCGCCAGTAGCGGCCACCGGCTGGGGTTATCTCCAGATACAGGCCGCCCCCGTCGAACAAGCGCTGGGTCTTCTCGGTCGGCTTGGCGCGCTTCAGCGCGAGGTCTGTCAGTGGGGGCACATTTCTGGCCAGGTTGGGCAGGTGCCCCAGAATGTGCCCCGGCCGTCTCAGGGATTGCAACGCACAGGTCTGTCCTGGCCCGCACAACGAAAAAGGCCGGAGACCCTTATCTGACAAGGATTCCCGGCCTATTTCGTACAGCTTTGGAACCTGTCGTGGTGGAGCGGAGGGGTATATAGCGGCAGGCTGCAGCCCGCGTTATAGCTACGTTTCGTGGATCTAAGCGCGGAATGTGCCCCCGCATATGCCCCGAGTTCAGGCGACCTTGTCCTCTGCGTTCCGTTCCGCAATCCTCGCCGCAATCCAAGCGTCGATTTCGGACTCGACCCAGACCGACACGCCACCCAGATCCACCTGCTTCGGGAACGCTTTTGCGCGAATCCGGGTGTAGATGGCCGACTTGCCGAGGCCGACGCGGGCGATCACTTCGGCGAGTCGCAGGAAGCGGGGCGGCTTGGGGCTGGCGATGGGATCGTTCGCCGCCGGCTGGTTGATCGCCGCGCTCACGGGGTGCCTGCCTGGAGGGCGGCTTCTTTCGCCATGTACTTGTCGCAAGCCTCGCGCAACGTGCGGCCATTGCAACCCTTGCCCCATATCATCTGGACGGGCAGATAACGCTCGCGGTTCGTCATGCCTGAGAACGTGCGCTCGATGTAGTCCAGCCGCGCCGAATCCATCCCCTCGTCCGCAGGGTGGCGGGGTGGGGTGGTCATGCAGTCGATTGCTTGCCCGCCGCATGTGTAGCAGCGACCTGTTTCCGGGTTCGCGTATCCGCAACACTTCGACACCGCCTCCCCAGCCGCCTGCTTGCTTGTGTTGGCTAGTCCGGATTCGCGCAGGTATTTCGGCAGTAGGGTCGGCGGGAAGGTGTCCTCCCACGGCTTGACGTTATGCCGCACGGTCTCCTGCAATTTCAGGATGTGTTCCTCCTGAGCCGTCAGCAGTTGTTCAACGGTCTCGACCTGATAGAACTGGCACAGCACCGGATCGGGCACAACATTCCCCTCACTCGCTGCCGGCTTGCTGCGGAGGGCGGCGAGAACCGCGTCAAGCGCGCATGCGTCGTCTGTCCTGAACTCTTCCCACGGCTTCGACAGGAACACGTCGGCCATGGTTGGCATGTTGGCCGCGCGATAAGCCGCCGCCAGAAATGCACGCGCCTCCTGCTCGCCGCCTTCATGCCCAACCCGCCCCGCAGCATCCGCAAGCCCGCGCTCATACCCGCGACGCTCGGCAGCTTCGATAATCGCGCGCTGGGTTTCGGCTAGCGTAGGCTCGCCGCCTTGCTGCTTGCTCAGCCGCTTGTGCGTGGACTTCGATAGCGTGCCGTCGGGCAGGGCTTCGGGGTGCGGGGGTTGCTGCTGGGTGAGGGTGGCGGCCAGTTTCAGCACGCCTTCACACACCTTGTGCGCCTGCAACTGCTGCGGGTTCCTGCCGGGGTATTCCTCCAATGCCCGCCGAATGGCGGCCAGCGCGTTCATGCCAGCCACCCGAGCAGGATCGGCTTGAACCATGCCCACACCTTCGGGACGAGCAGCGCAAGGCCGACGCCGATCAGGATCAGCACGACGGCCACGACGCCGAAGCATCCAAGCAGATCGCCCGTGCTGGGAACGTGGAAATAGCCCCGCTGATAACGCGCGGCGGTGTTCGTGGTTGAGGGGGTCACAACAATTCTCCTGGTTCGGTTTGCGGCGGCGGCGGATTGCGATGCGGTGGCGTGTTCGGTGTTCGCTCGATGCGGTCGACCTCGACGATGCGCACCCAGACGCGGTGCCAGATTCGCCACCACATCGGCGTCGAATCGAAAGCGACCTGCGCGCTGAGCAATTCCAAGCGCCAGCGGATTTCATCCTTTCGCGGCTGGAGCATCCGGCGCGGCTCGCGGGGGAATAGCTGGTCGGTCATGCGGCGAACATCTGGCTTTGGCGTGATTCGCGGTCAAGCCACTCAATCGCCGACCGGTGAAAATCCTTCTTAATCTCGAAGCCGTAACCAGATCGACCGCTGCGCTTCGCCGCGATGATCGTTGAGCCGCTGCCGCACACCGGGTCGATGACGACCTCGCCCGGATCGGTGAAAAGAGCGATCAGTTGCTGCAGCAGCAGCACGGGTTTCTGCGTAGGGTGAATCTTTCCGCCCGACTCACGCGGCCAGGGGATAGCGTTGAAAACCATGCGGCCCTCGTTGTTGAACTTCGGCAGCTTGTCGCGATAGAACAGAACGGCGTATTCGCAATTGCCGACCACCCGCATGTTTGCCTTCAGCACCTGCGGCGAAAAGTTCTTGTAGAACACCAGCGGGATGCTTCCCTTAAATCCGTGCTTCGCGGCGAGCTCGATCAATCCGAACTGCTGCAGGTGCGAACAGAACACGATCATGCAGGGCGCTTTGCCGGTTTCCTTCGGTTCTTTCACCAGCAACGTTGAGCAGAAATGCATGAATTCGTTGATGTTGAAATTGGCGTCCGTGTCGAAGAACTGCGCGCCGGCGAGCTTGCTTTGCCCGTTCTTAATCTCGCCGCCGACATACCAATTCGGATTTGAACCGTAGGCGTTCTTCCCGACGTTGTAGGGAATATCAGCGATGACCAGCTGCGCTTTCGGAAGGCCGTAGCGCCTGTAATTCTGAAAGTGATCGTTGAATATCTCGTGCTTGCAGCGACGTGGCCGAGAGTTAATGTTCACGCTGCCAAACCCCACGCCTGCAACTGCAGGTCATCGACGAACTTCCGCAGCTGGATCCGCGCCTTCCACAGTGATCGCGCAATCTCCACGCGCGGCGTGTCGCGAAAGAACATCCGCGTCTCCATCTGCGTGCAGCGGAGGTGATCGCGCCGGAAGAGGCGATAGGTCACCGATGCGCAGTCGTCGGACGGGAAGCGGCCCCATGCGGTGTCGTGCTTCTTCGGCGGGCGGCGGGTGAAGTGGCGGGTGGTCATGCGAACAGAGCCCCTTGTGATGGCGCAGCGATCCCTTCGGCCCATTCCCGAAGCAGCTTCGCCTGCGGGTTATCGGCCCACGTACGGGCGCTAATGCGCTCCAGGAACTCGGCAACGCCTGCAGCAATGGCGTCGGGCTGGTTGTCTGCAAAGCGACCCCACTTCGGCAGCGGTGAAAAGCCTTCGCCGCCCACGCTTGTCGTGAAGGTGAAGGCGAACATCCACCGGCCGTCGTCGTGCTGAGCGACCCTGATAGCGGCATGTGGCAGGCCAACGAACCCACGTCGCGCGGGTGCTGGCGTCCGGTACTCGATGGCGTGGGCCTCGGCCATTACATGCCCCTCGCTTCGTTCCACGCGACCGGCAGCACCTGCGGGCGCTGGCCAGTGCGTGCCATCCACTGCTCGATGGTCTCGGCGGGCACATGCTTCACCGGCGGCGCTTCACGCAGTCGCACGGACTGATGCGGCTCGTTGGCCAGCATTCGCTGCGCTTGGGTGCGCACGGCCTTCGCGGCTGCTTTGGGCTTCGCCTCAGGCTTCACGCGCTGTGCCCGCGGGGTGGCTGGCTTGGCGTCACGCTTGCGGAGCGGGACGGCCTTGCCTGCGTTGGCGGCACGCTTCGCGGCGCACAGGGCCAGGTACTCGTCCCTCGACATGCCACCCTTGGCCTTGTGGGCGAGGCGTGCCAGTTCGGCGCAGCGCGCTTTCTTCGCCTCGGGCGTGGTGTAGATCTCGGCCGGCTTGGCCTCGCGCACCAGGAAATAGTGGAAGGCGCGACCCGCGCCATTCCGCCCGAGCATTCCAGCGCGCAGCATGTTGCCGATGGTGTGGCAGACCGGCAGGACAGGCAGGCCCAGCGCTGCGGCAATCTCACCAGGCGCACAGGGTCGATCCTGCTCGCGCAGGTAGTCACGAATTCGTTGACCTCGGCTGCTCATGCTGCCCTCGCGTATTTGCCAGCCATGTCGCGGCGCTGGATTTGTCCGGATGCCGAAGCGGGCCGCACCCGCGGGGTCGCTTTCGGCACGTAGCGTCGACGTGCGCGCTCCGCCGCGGCTTCGCGCTCGCAGGCGATGCAGGCGTGGTGCCGGCCGTCCCTGCTGCGACCAGGTCGGCGATCGACATAGAACTCGCTGGCCACCTTCCAGCGGGTGCAGTTGCTGCAGCACTTCATGTCCGCGCCTCGCGCACTGCCTCGTCCCGCAGGCGCCTCAGGTCGTCGACCACGTGCTGCGGCTCGCCGTGTTCCTCGGCCAACTTCACGGCGCGGTCGAGCGCATAGAGCTTGTCGTTTGCGTGCATGTCAGGCGGCCTCCGGCAGCTTCGTGCGGGCGACGCTCAGGACGCGCTGCAGGGCGATGCAGATGGCATCGAACTGGTCGGCGTCGTACAACTTTGCCGCGCCGGCGGTGCCAACCGGGCGGAAGCCGAGCGATGCGAGGCCGTCAGCGGTGACAGACAGCGGCGCGATGGCGGCATTGATCGCGCCCAGCTTCAGGCGTGCAAGAGGTTGGGCGGTTTCAGCTATACCAATCCCCGGTTCTCCAGCCGCCCGAAGCGCCCCGGTTGAGCCAGCCATGCCTCCACCGGCAGCGGCTGGCATCCGCTCGGTGTCATCGGCCCTCGGGGTGTACTGCTGATCGTTCGCAGGCGGGACCTGCGCCCGCTCGCGTTCCTGCTGCTCGCGCTCCAGCCGGTCGGATTCTTCTTTGCGGATCCGCTCGCGTTCGGCCTCGATGCGCTCAGCCTCGCGCTTCTGGTGCTCGGCGACGCGCGCCGCCACCAGGTTCCGCAAGTCGTCCGGATGCTTCGTGGCGCACAGTTGCACCGCGTCGGCGAACAGGTGGCGGAACTCGTTGGCGTCCTCCTGCAGGACCGCGATGCACGCGCGGACGCGCTCGGCGCGCTGACTAGCCTCGATCTTCTCCCGCGCCACGGCCGAATCGACCGCGTCCCGCATGCTGGTCAACGTGCGCTTGCCCTTGATGGCGGCGCCGAGGTCGAGGGTCAGGGACTGCGCCGGCTGGAACGCATGCGCGCCCAGCGTGGCGTTGATGCTGTCGTAGTGGGCGCGGACTGCGGCGGCACCTGCGGCGACGATCTCGGCCTTCCGCGCGTCCTTGTCCTTCGTGACCTGCTTGTCGAGTTCCAGGCGGATGCGGCGCGTCTCGGCGGCGACCTCGTCCATCGTGCGGAACACCGCCTCGATGTCGGCTGTCTGCCCCAGCACCTGCTGCTTCGTGGCCTCGATGCGTTCCTCGACACCCTTGCACCACTTGACTGTTTTCTCGGCGTCGGCGAAGTCCTCGTCCGTGCGCAGGTCGCGATTGATGTTGCCCAGAACCGCCAGTGCATTCGCCTTGAACTCAGCCAGATTGCTCGCGGTCACCATGCCGGTGACGCTGATGCTCAGGGCCGGCAGCTGGTCCGGGGCGCGGCCTGCGGCGGGTGGCAGCACTTCCGGCTCGGCCTGGTACGCCGCCACGTCCGCATCGAACTGTGCCCAGCCGGCCAGCAGCTTCGGGATGTCGGCCTCGATCTCCGAACGCTGCACGGTCAAGATCACCGACCCTTCCTCGGTGCCGTCGCCGATGACGTACAGGCAACGCGTCGCGGTCTCGCAAACGGCGAACTGGTGGATGACCTGCCACCTGTCTGCCGGCGGGAGAATGCCATCGCGCGCCTGCGCCATCTTCCCGGCGTTCGACTGCTTCGCCTCCAGCAGCGCGGTTTCGTCCAGGGTCACGCCGTCGAAGCTGGCGCTCAGATAGCCGTCATCGCTGGTCGCGGTGATCGGATAGAAGTCCTCGCCGGTGTAGGCCTCGGCCAGGGCGCGCAGCTTCGGCTCGACCTCGTGGCCCCGGTCGAACACGTACTGCGTCGCCGCGTCGATCTCGCGCTCAACGCCGGTTGCGCGCTGGCGGATCAGTTCGGCCCGGGTCACGTACGGCGAGGCGCCCATGACAATCGGGGCTTCGCTGGCGTTGCGGGTGGTGCGCCTGTGGGCGAGCCACGCATCGGAACCCTGCGGGAAGTCGACAATCCTCATGCCGACTCTCCCGTGCCCGCTGCGTCATCGATCGGCGCTTCATCGTCCGCAGGGTCGGGCTTGAACGGCTCGCGGATCGCGGCCAGCTGCTCGGCGGTGAAGGTCGCCTTCGACTGCAGCATGGCGATCAGCTGGTCGGCAGTCTTCTTGCCGGAGTCGATCATGTCGCGCCACGCCGGCAGGTTCGCGGCGAATTGGTCCGCTGGGTATGCCGGCAATGCAGGCCGGGCCGGCTTCGCGTCGAGCGCCTCGCCCTCGATGATCGCCTTGCCTTCCATTTCCTCGGCCGTCGGCTGCGAGCCGATCTCCGGGAAGGCCATGCGCAGCGCCTGGGCCTGCGCGCACTTCGCGATCTGCCCGCGCACGCGCTTCGACCACATCGCGTTCGGCGACTGGTCCTTGTCCTTGCCGCCCTTGATCGCGTAGTTCTCGACCCAGTATTCGACGGCGGTGAATTCGGCGATGTGCCCGCTGGCCAGCTGCCGGTAGGCGGTGACCTCGCACCATTCGGGGAAGGTCACGTCCATGTTGCCGACGCGCTCGGTCACCATCGGTCCAAACACCGGCTTGCCCATGCCGGCGAACTGGCCGCTGCGCGCCGCCTGCACGCGATACAGGCCAATACCGGGCATCACCACGTCGCGCATGCTGCGGCTGGCGCCATCCCACATGGGAACGATGTGCACCGGCTTCTGCATCGGGTCGAGCCCGGCAGCGGTGCAGTAGTCGAGCACCAGCTCGATGCTCTGGTCGGAAGCGCCCGGGTAGATGCTGGACTTCAGCGCGGACCAGATGGCGGCCTGGTGCTCGGCGGTGGTGAGTGCGCCTGCGCGCGGGATTGTGGCGACATTGCTGGACATGGTGATTCCTTCGATGCTGGGATTCGGTGCGATCAGCGCGCGGGCACGCCAGGCGCGCTCTCGATCCGCGTGAATGGGAAGCGGTCGGTGGCCGGCTTGATGTGCTGCCCGAAATGGCGGCCCTTCGACTCGGCATCGCGGAACGCGGCGAAGGTGTCGGCGTCGACGTTTGCGTAGTGGTAGAGGCTGGTTTCCTCGCCCTTCCAGTTCTTGAAGCGGATGGCGAGGGTCTGCGTCTCGGGCGCGTGGCCGATGGCGCTTATCTGGGACGACTCGACGGGCTGCATTGCGATGGGATCGGACATGTCGGTTTCTCGATTTGGTGAACTGCGGGCGCAACTCGGTCAAAGAGGTGCGCGGTGATGGGGATTGCCGGCTTTGGGGAGACCCGGCCGGCGCGGGGTGATGCGGGCGAGGGGGACGCCCGCAGGGGAATCAGGCGGCCTTGCCCTGCGCGCCGTCGGGATCGTTCGCGGCCTCGGTGCGCGCATCCGGCGGCGTCAGCGACACCCGCACTTCACCGCGACGCCAGGCCGCCAGCAGTGGCGCATCGTCGGATTCTTCGATGGTGGTCGAAACCTTCAGCGTGAGGTTGATGCTGCCGCCTTCGATGAAGGTCACCTTCTCGAGCTTCACCTTCACGTCGGCGAAGAACACCGGCTCGATGTGGTCGAGCAGGCTGTGGAAGCTGACTTCGTAGGACTCAAACTTCTGGTCGAGCTTCTGTTCGCGCAGGTACGGGATTGCCAGCGCGGTGAGGTTGTTGCCGTCGATGGGCAACGCCTGCTGCTCACCCTTGCCGGGCTTCTCGAAGAACGCCTTGCGCAGCTTCTTGTCGATGGTGTCCAGGAGCAACGCGGAGGCGCTGAGGGCGATGCTGACATCGGCCGCGGCCACCATCTCTTCGCCGTGGTGTTCCTTGCGGAAGTTGACGTTGGTGATCGTGGCGTCGTGCTTGTCGAGGTTGAACATGGGAACTCCGATCAGTTGAGGTGAGACAGCCAAGCGGCCACAGCAACGACGGCCAGCGAGATGCGGAACAGGGCGCGCCATGCGCGGCGGGCGTAGCGCTTGCGACGCTTTGGAATGTCGGACGTGGTGGCGATGTTCGCGGCGACGCCTTCGCGCCAGCCGGGACGCCAGTTGCGCGGATCAGATGCGAGACGCGCGATCATGGCCGCTTCCACGAAACGACGAACAGGCACAACGTCGTCGTCAGGAAGGCGAACAAGATCCCCATGCCGAACTGCGGAACCATCAGCCACGTCATCCATTCGCTCGCGGCGTAGGCGAGTTCGATCAGCCATTCGCGAGCGGACGGCGCGTAGACGCGGAACAGGGTCGACAGGTAGGCGAATGCGACGATCAGGCCGCAGGCGAGGAAACACAGGCCAGCGATGCCGGCGGAGGCGGGATGGGTTCTCACGGCGTCACTCCGAACTTCGCGAACGCGCGCTTCAGTTGCGTGCGGGATTCTGGCGAAGCGGCATGCAGCCACTCCTGGCCAGCGTTCAGGAGATCAATCACGGCTGCGCGCTCCTTGAACAACTCGTCCGCGCTGGACACGTGCCCGCGGTCGCGCATGTGCTTGGCGACGGACTCCAATGCAGGCAATGCCGCATGGGGGGGGTAACGGGTCTTGCGGTTCATGCGGCTTCATCCGGCGGCGGTGCATCGAAGTCCACATGTGTCGCCTCATAGCGGCGCTCGCTCGCCTCGCGATTGCGCTTGACCCGCTCATCGCGCAGGCCGGTCACGCTCGCCGGCTCGGCGAACATGCGCTGCATGTCTTGCTGGAGACGCTGGCCGATAGGGAAGGTGAGGATGGCGCTCATGCCAGCCGTCCGATCAGGTGCGCGCCGCCTACCAGTCCGATGGAAATTCCTGCGATCCAGAACGGAACGCGAGCGCCATCGGCGAGGCGGTCGATGAAACGGCGCGCCTTCATGCCGGCTTCCCCAGCGTCGCGTGCTCTGATGCCAGGTCTTCGTTGGCCGATTGCAGGCCTTCAAGCTTCACCAGCGGATCAGCGCCGCCGGTGGCGTCCTGTAACCGCTTCGCCAGCACCCGCGCTTCATCGCGGCTCATCGCGATCATTGCGGTGCCGATGAATACCCAGACGCGGCCGGTGCTTTCCGTTTGCACCGTAGCGTCGGCGGCATAGATGGAAGCGGGGTGCAGGTTCATGGCTGCAACTCGATCATGCGGATGACCAGCGCCTTCGCCGACTGCTGCAAGCCACGCTTTGTGTCAGCCAAGGCGGCCCATGCGGCGTCCCCTGCGGCGGCCCGTGCGGCGGCCCATGCGGCGTCCCCTGCGGCGGCCCGTGCGGCGGCCCATGCGGCGTCCCCTGCGGCGGCCCGTGCGGCGGCCCGTGCGGCGTCCCCTGCGGCGGCCCGTGCGGCGGCCCGTGCGGCGGCCCCTGCGGCGGCCCGTGCGGCGGCCCATGCGGCGTCCCCTGCGGCGGCCCGTGCGGCGGCCCATGCGGCGTCCCCTGCGGCGGCCGAGTCCATGCAAACCGCTTCCAGTGTCGGCATCAGGCCAGGGCACCGGGCGAAGTCTGTGATCTCGGGCAGCGCCACCAGCGCCGCGGCTTGCGCGTCCAGCTTCGCGAGGCGCAACCAGGCCGGGGTGTGAGTGCGGATCAGCCAATCGGCCGCCATTGTGGCGCGGCGGTTCTCGACGTCAGGCGTGGATCGCGTCCCGACGAGGCGCGGGATCAGGTCGCGCAGCAGGTCGGTGCGCTCGGTATCCGGAAGGCTATCGTTCCAGGCACGCAGGAACGTAGAGATGATCGGGCAGGCGCATTCCGGGGAATCGGTCCACGACTCGCCAGCAACGTAGGCGACCGCTTCCATGACACACATCTGGCCGGAGGTGGCGTCGTGGCCACCTGCCTGCAATTCCAACGCTTGGACTTCTGCCAAGCGTCCCGCGTCGATCTGAGTTTCCATCCGCTTCGCCTCTTGGGCTGCCCTGTTGGGCGACGGAATCCACTATAGGCGAGCCTAACCCAATGTCAATAGGCCAGCCTAACTATTTTTCATCGGACAAGAAAAAGCCCCTGAGTAGGGGCCTTGTGAACAGTTGGCGTGGTCGCTCTATGGCGTGGAGCGAGCCGCTTTTGCGCACTCCAAGTAAGCCTCGTTTCCGAAGTCGTTTGTCATCTCTTCCTGATTCACTTCGACGTTCATGCGGGGCCGGTCGTAGGCAATCATCACCAGTTCTTGAGCTGCCGGATCCGTGGCATGTTCCATCACCTTCGCCATATCCACACCAATCTGCCTTCCGCGCATGATTGTCCTGGCTAAGTCCGAATATGACTTGCAATTCTGGAGGCGTTCCGCCATTGGAATCTTTGCGATCTGCTCAGTCGTTGAGTTCGTTTCCGATGCCTGTTGACTCGGCGCCGAAGGAGCCGCCTGGGCTGCGGGGCTTGAAGGCGAGCACGCGGCTAGTGAGGCGGCGAGAACTGCGCTTTGGCTGATCTTGATGCTGGTACTCAACGTGGCCATCAGTTACGACTCCTAGCATTCTTCCGGTCGGGCGCAGCTTGTGCAGCTTGTCCAGCGTCGCCTGTATCAATGGGTCGATGGGTTTCTCGGACACTAAATTTCCCTCGCTGGAGTTCGGCTAACACGTTGCGGTCATAGGCCGCGAGCACGGATTTATCTGCGTCTAGCGGATATTCAAGACGCTCCCGGTACGCGAAAATTAGGAATTCAGGAACCTGCGCCGCATCGAACTTCAAGCCTTGGGCGCGAAGTGCTTTGTCGGCCGCAACGAATGCCGAAGCGAGTATCTGTGGGTCCAGTCCCGCATCCTGCGAACGGACCTTCGCGCCCTGGCCGGTCATGATCCACTCTGCTGTGGTGTCCAGATAGGCGGCGGTGGCCACTAGAGGCGCTCCCATGATCTTTTCGGTTGGAAGCTTGCCCTTCACGCGCCCGAACCACTGGGAAACCGAGTTCTTGGCGATTTTGCACGCGCGCGCAATCCCGGCCTCTGTCTTGCCTTGGTCGGCAAGTTCTGTGAGCCGCTGTTCAATCCGTCGCGCCCAAGCTTCCATTAGGCAAGCCTAAACGGCCAGCAGTTAGGTAGGCCTTGCAATAGCCAGTTAGGTGCGCCTATGATCCGCGCATGCATACCGACATCCGCAAGCAACACCCCGACTCCGTGCTGATCGATGCGCTCGGCGGTACCACCGAAGTCGCGCGCATTTGCCAGATCAAACAGCCTTCCGTCAGCGAGTGGCGGGTCAATGGAATTCCCCCTGCTCGCAGGCAGTTCCTTGAACTGCTGCGCCCCGATGTCTTCGGCCCAGCCCCCGCTGGCCAGGAAGCCGCGAACGACGGCGAAGCGGCGGCGGCCTGAGGTGGAAATCCTCGTCACCTTCGATCCGTCGGAGATTCCCCGCTGGGATGGCCAGCCTATTGCGCTGTTGGAGATTCCGTTTCCGGCATCTGCTGAGCCACGTGCTGAAGAAACCGCGCCAGCTCCAGAAGCTGGTGTTTCGCCATCACAAACGGAATCGACTGCTGCGGATCCATCGGACCCGCCCCGTCGTAGGGCAGGTGGCTGAAGGTGAGCACCGCATGCCGCAGTGATGGTTGGACCAGCGCCAGGCCAAAGGCCTGCACCGTTCGCATGTCTTTCGTTTCCATGTCGGTTCTCCGAGGTCTGGGTGGTGGGTCGCACTACCAGCCTAACCCGGGGGCCGGCTCCATTTTCCTGCACTGATTCCACGGCTCGGGCTCGCAAGAGTTCGGGCCGTTTTTGTATCCCCAGCCCTTGATAACGGCTGATAACGATTCTTCTCAGGTCTTCTCATGAACCAACTCGCGCTCTCCCTCGAACCCGGTCTATCCCAGCGCTACCGCGACATGCGGGAGTGTTTCGCGGCCTGCGTCTACCAGCGAGGCCTGGGCCGAGTGGCCGGTGCGATCGACGTTGCGCCCTCGAACCTGTCCGCCATGTTGTCGGGCGAGCGCAACCTCGACCCCGGACTGATCGAGCGGTACATGGCCGAGTTCAAGGACACGACGCCGGCGATGTACTGGACCGCGCGCTGGCTCCAGGACGCCTCGTCCCGCCAGCAGCAGGCGATGGCCGCGCTGCCCGGCCTGGTCGACCAACTGAACCGCCTGATGGCGGAATCGGGTTCGGCATGAACCGCGCCGACAACCTGGCACGCATCGAGCGCTGCCGCCGAATCCTTGCCGGTACCGAGTCCGTGCCGGTCGCTGAACTGAAGCAGTTCCCGCAACTGGTCGCAGCGGAATACGCGCGCGCTGAGGCTCGTCGGGCGCCGACACCGCAGCTGAGGCTGGCGGAGGTCGCTTGAACTACTACGAACACCACCTCGGCGACTACGCGCAGGCGACCGCGCACCTCACATTCGTTGAGGACGCGGCCTATAGCCGGATGCTCCGGAAGTATTACGCCGAGGAGAAGCCGCTCCCCGTTGAACTGCGCGCGGTCCAACGCCTAGTTGCCGCGCGCACCGACGAAGAGCGGGAAGCCGTCGAAGTCGTGCTGGCTGAGTTCTTCACCCTGGAATCGGACGGCTGGCACAACAAGCGGGCCGACAAGGTGATCGAGGCGTACCACGGCAAACAGGTCGAGGCCGACGCCAAGCGGGACAACGAGGCGGAACGGCAGCGCCGTCACCGCGCGCGTCGCAAGGAACTGTTCGACGCCCTGCGTTCGTACGGCGAAGTCCCGAAGTTCGACACGACGATGTCCGACCTTGAAGCGATGTTGTCACGCGTTACGGATGGGGTCGGTCACGCGTTACTTACGGAACCTGTCACGCGTGATGCAACGGCTAACCAATCACCAGTAACCAGTAACCAAACACCAGAAGATCAAAAGAAGGCACGGGCTGCGCCCGCTCGCCCTGATGACGTGCTTGAGCAGACCTGGAAAGACTGGCTAGCCCTGCGAAGGGCCAAGAAAGCACCCGTGACCGAAACGGTGCTGAAGCAGGCGAAGGCTGAAGCCGAAAAGGCCGGTCTACCGCTGACCCGCTTCCTCGAAATCTGGTGCGCCCGCGGTTCCCAAGGCTTGCAGGCCGATTGGCTGAAACCGCACGAGCGAGCCGGGCCTGACCAACGAGGGCGACCGTCCACCTCGGCCAACTTCCGCGACAAAACCTACACAGGAACCAATCTCGATGACCTCCCAGCCAGCCTCAGACCAGCAGCCTGACGACCAGCGCACCGAGCCGGCGCGCTGCGAGCAGCACGGCGACTTCATCCAGCGCGTGATGCGCATGTTCGGCGGGTCCGAGCATCGCAGCACCTGCCCAACATGTCTCGCGGAGTCAGCCGCGAAGCGCGAGGAGCGCGAGCGCGAGGAAAAGGCGAAGGCGCACGAACACCGCGTGGCGGACTTGCTCGACGCTTCCGGCATCCCGCTTCGCTACCGCTCGGCCACGCTCGATAGCTACCTGGCGAAACACCGGGGCCAGAAGATGGTGCGCAGCATCTGCGAGCGCTACGTCGACGACTGGCCAACGCACTGGAACGACGGACGCTCCCTGACCTTCGTCGGTGGTCCAGGCACCGGCAAGACGCACCTTGCCTGCGCAGTGGCGAACGCGTTGATCGAACACCGGGAAGTGCGGGTGCGCTTTGATACCGCTTCCGGAATGCTTCGCGAGATCCGCTCAACGTACCGGCGCGGCAGCGAGCGATCCGAAGCGGACGTGATGGACGAGTACGTCAGCTGTGACCTGCTGATTCTCGACGAGATCGGCGTGCAGCTGGGTAGCGAGTACGAAAAGACGGTCATGTTCGAGGTGATCAACGAGCGTTACCAAAGCGTTCTTCCGACGATCCTGGTGTCGAACCTCGACGCTGACGAGTTGGAAACCTTCCTCGGCCAGCGCGTGATGGACCGGCTCCGCGAAATCGGGGCGATCGTGGCGTTCGATTGGGACAGCTACCGCGGGAAGCGCGGCTGATGGATGGAGGCCGCCACGTGGTCGAGCACCTTCGCATTCCGCCGCAGGACATAGCGGCCGAGCAGGCGGTGCTGGGCGGGCTGATGCTCGACCCGCGCGCCTACGACCGCATCGAGGACATGCTCACGCCGGCCGACTTCTACCGGCACAACCACGCGCTCACGTTCCAGGCGATCAAGGCGCTGCGGGATAAGCGCAAGCCGACGGACGCGGTCACGGTGGGTGATTGGTTCCAAAGCCACGGCAAGGCCGACGAGGTCGCCGGCGGTGCCTACCTGGTCGAGATGGCGTCTAACACGCCGAGCGCGGCGAACATCCGCGCATACGCCGAGATCGTCGCGGACATGGCGACGCGTCGGAAGCTGATCGATATCGGCAGCAGCATCGTCAACGACGCTTTCGAGCCGGGCGGCCGCGACACGCTCGACCTGGTCGGCCAGGCCCAAACCCGCTTCGGCGGTCTGCTCGACGCGCAGCCCTGCGAACTGGAGCCGGTGGCACCGGTCATGGCCCGCGTGTTCGACCGCCTCACCGAGCGTTGCAGCAGCGACGGCGGCATCGATGGCCTGACAATCGGCATCGACGACTTCGACGCGCTGGTGAACGGCCTGAAGGGTGGCCAGCTGGTCATCATCGCGGCGCGGCCGAAGATGGGGAAAACCACGCTCGCGCAGAACGCCGCCGAGCACATCGCGCTTCATCACCAGAAGCCCGTCGCGTTCTTTAGCTTCGAGATGCGGCCCGAGGAACTGGGCGACCGCCTGCTTTCCAGCCAGGGCGACATCGACGCCGAGCGGATCCGCCGCGGCACGCTCGACGATGCGGACTGGGCAAACGCCTCGGCCGCGATCCAGAAGCTGCGCTCCGCCAGGATCTACATCACCCGCCCGCGCACCGCGCGCGTCGCCCACGTGTGCGCCCAGGCACGCCGGCAGCACGCGAAGTCGCCGCTCGGCCTGATCGTGATCGACTACCTGCAGCTGATGGAGACCGGCGGCGACAACCGGGCCCAGGGAATCTCCGACATCACCCGCGCGCTGAAGTTGCTGGCGGTCGAGTTGGACGTGCCGGTGATCCTGCTGTCGCAGTTGAACCGCGACCTCGAGAAGCGCGACAACAAGCGGCCGATCCCGGCCGACTTGCGCGACTCAGGCGCCATCGAGCAGGACGCCGATGTGGTGGTGTTCATCTACCGGGACGAGATCTACAACAAGGCGAGCCGCTACGCCGGCACCGCTGAACTGATCGTCGCCCTGCAGCGCAACGGCCCGCCGGGTGACTGCCGCGTCCTGTATCGCGGCGACCGCTTCCGGTTCGAGAACCTGCCAATCGGCTGGGAGCCGGCACCGCTGCCGACGAAGGTGGAAGGCGAGGGCAAGGCCCGCGGAATGCGGCGCAGTGCGAGCGCGAAAGACGCAGCGGCTGGTGTCGACTGATGACCGCCCAGACCTACGTCGAGAATAAGGCCGCCAAGCGCGCGCGTCGGCCGATCTACGCATCTATCCGCCACGTCGCCGACATGGAGACCGGCGAGGAACGGCTGGGCATTCTGGCGATGCATCCCATCGACCGTCGACTGCTGAAGGAACGCGGCTACAAGGTCGGCGACGAGTTGCGCATCGAGATCAAGCGCAAGCGGAACACTGGCTTCCATCGCCTGTTCCACGTGATCGGACACCTGCTGGTCGACAACGTTGAAGGCTTCGAGCATCGCAGCGCACACGAAGCGATCAAGCATGTGCAGACCCTGTCCGGCACCTGCTGCGAATCCCAAATGGTCGACATGGGGACGATCAAGTTCGGCGACATCTCTGTGCCTGTCGGCCTGGTACCGGTCAACGTGCCGCGGAGCATGGCCTTCGACGAGATGGACGAGGACGAGGCCAGGCTGCTGTTCGACGGGATCACCGGCTACATCGGCGCCAACTACGCGCACGTGATGCTCGACGAGATCCGCGCCGAGTTCTGGCTGATGGTCAACGGGGAGCAGGCCGCATGAAGCGCCGCTATCGCGCCATCGGCTCGCCCACGAAAGCGCAGCAGGCGCAGCAGGACCTGCAGCGCGCGCACGGCTGCGCGGCCTGTCTGCTCCGTGGCAACCGCACCGCCTGCGGCCCGGTCCGGATCCATCACCGCACCGTCGGCGACCTGCACGGCAACAAGCAACTGGGGCAGGACCACACCGTCGCGCTTGGCGACTGGCACCACCAGGGCGTGCTGATGGAAGACCGCAGCAGCTTTCACCTGCGGCTGCTCACGGTCGACCAGATGCGCGAGCGTTTCGGCCCGAGCCTGCACCACCACAAGCGCGATTTCGTGACGTGGATTCAGGACGTGCTGGGCGAGCGGTCTACGGCGGCGCTGCAGCGGTGGCAGGACGAACAGATTCAACAGAAATATGCCGCGTAACCGAGTTTCAACCACAACCAACGGAGAGAGCCATGAACTGGATCATCGAACGCACACCCGAGTGGAATAGCTGGATGGCGCTGTTCCTGTACTGGATGCCGCTGGCGTTGTGCGCCTATGGCTACACCGTCGAGTTCATCCAGAAATACCGGAAGGAACTGCAATCTCGTGCCAAGGCCGAAGCCGACGCGAAGGACTATTACTTCCCATCGCTGACGCTCGGCTGGATCGTCGGCCACGTCGTGCTGGCGCTGAT